TTACGACGCTGGGCTTTCAGCTGATACCGATTTGATACCAATCTTGAGTTTTTCCAGCTCGCTCCAGTCGGAGCTTGAGTTAAGCCAACGGGCATACGTCGACAGCAGCATCTGAACGCTGTGACCCAGCTGTTGGGCGATAAATGCGGGGTTGAGGCCGGACATTAAGCATATTGTCGCATAGGTGTGACGGCAGTTGTATGGGGGGCGACGTCTGATCCCCAATTCATTCAGCACAGGCACCCACTGTTTATGGAGATCGGAGGTCTGTTTCACGTACTCGGCGTTCTTCGACGGTGGGAACAGGAACGGTGTTTCGGTCACTGCCCCCTTGCCATGCCTACGGCGATCCGCGTACTGCCTGGCAAACTGAATCGCCCGCAAGGCCCGATCATTCAGCAGCACGAAACGGTCCCTGCCAGTTTTCGTCCTTTCTTCAACCTCGCCCAGGGCGACGGTTCTCTTGACGTGTATTGTCCTCCTCTCCATGTCGACCACGTCCCAGCGCACGGCCAAGGCCTCAGACAGGCGGAGACCGGTGAAGAACATAAATTCAAACAGAGCGGCATAAATGAGGCTTGGCCAGTGCTTGTGCTGATACAGCTTGTCGATGATGGTATTGGCTTCCGCCAGGCTGAATGGGTCGATCTCCTTTTTCGACCTCTTCGGCAGTTCGATCAGCTCGGCGGGGTTCTTGACTAGCAGGCCCTCCCGGGTCGCTGCCGCAAGGATCGTCGATAATCGGGTAATCGCATTGCGCTTCACGTTTGCCGAGGTCCATTCGGTTTCAATGATGACGCGGCGGAGGAGATTGGTCGTGATCAGGTCGACACGGACCATGGCCAGTCGCGGTACCCAGTAGAGGTTCAGGGCGCTTTTATAGTTGTTGTGCGTGCCCTGAGTGATTTCCCGGCTGTCGAGCCAGAGCTGTGCATACTCGCCGAAGGTCGGCTTGCCGCCGACTGCAGCCTGAGAGCTGGGGAACAGCTCTGCATACTTGTCCTGGTCAAGCAGGCCGAGTTTGTTAAGGCTAGCTACCTGATCGCGAAGGCTGGAGGCAGCCTTGATCCCTTTTTGTGTCGGGGGATAGGGGAGCGTTTCGCATCGACGGATACCGTCCCATGTGAAACGAATGCGGAGGGCGTTGCGGAAGATTTCGACCCCACGGGGTAAACCCATTGGCTTTCCAGCCATTCGTCATACCTCTTTTTGCTGTAGATGATCCGGCCACCGTGCTTCATCCAGACGCCTGCGGGGATCTTCCCATCCAGGCGGCGGTGTTCCAGGGAGCGTTTTGTGCAGCCGATCAGTTCGGCCATTCGCTGTTCGGTGACCTTGTCTACGTCACCGGTGCTTTCGATATCCATTGGATGGTCTCCACTCCGCCGGTGGCGGCAGGTTGGTTATTCGTCGTCGTCTTCGTCGCTGCGGCCAGTCACTTCCATGGCGAATGCACGCCACTTCGCCTGCTCTGCCTCGCTCATTCCGCCCCATGATCCAGCGCAATCCTGCTCCACCAGGTCGCCTGCTTTGAGCTTCAGCGTGCCGCAGTTGCTGCCAATGTCCTCGTCAGCGAACACGACTGTGATTTCTTCGTTCGGGTGCAGGGCGGACAGAGCCTTGAAGACCGGTACAGGTGCGTTCCAGGCCGTATCGAAAGACAGTGAGCAGCCTTCAACATCGATCTTCTGGCTGTAGGCGTTCCACTTGGTGCCCCAGGCATGGCGGGCGAAGTCCATGCAGTGCATGTATCCGGTCTTGCGGTGATTGCGTAGCATCTGGATGAACTGCTCGAAGCTTTCGTCGCTGAGCTTCGTCACCGAGGACGTTTCGCGACTGTGCCGCTGCATGCCGGCGAGCATCGGGTTGTTGCTCAGGGGCAGATTGATTGCCGCCTCCGCAGCGGTTTCAGCCGCGCCGCAGATACCGTCCCAAGGGAATTCGCCCTCGAACTTGATGAGCTTGCCGAAGTCGATTCGGCCGTCTCCGTTGATCAGCGATGTAAGGACGTGGGCTGGCGCGCTGACTTTGTTGGTGATGTGGTTTGGCATGGCAATAGCTCTCCATGCCCGCGCATGTCGGCGGGCTTGAGTAGTGGAGGGAGGGGTTACAGTTGCGGCGCGAGCAGTTCTTCGACTACCTGGCCGGTGTCATGGAAGTACCAGTCGCTATCAGTGAGGTTGTTCATCATGAGCGCCGCGAAGGCTATGGGCCCCATGCTCTTCATGATCCGCTCAAGTTTTGGAGGAGTACCTTTCCACTTCGGCTTGATGCCGACCAAACGCGCCGCTGCGAGGTTGTGGTGACCATCTACAATGACGCGATAGAGCCTGCCACGCATCTCAACGTCTACCGTGAGGACGAACACCTTGAAGTTGCTGGCTTTCTTAAGGACCAGATCGCGGTTCAGGTAGCGCTGGCTGCTGATCAGTGGCGGGGTGCTCATCGCGGCCCCCTGTAGATCAGGTAGGGCATGTACATCAGGGGCAGGATCATGATTTTCGCTCCAGGAAGCACCAGACCAGCGCAGCAAAGCCGCAGGCGATACCGACGAGGTAGCCGATCGCTGCGGCGCCATTGGAGCCGACACCATTGGCCGCGATGAAGAACAGTAGCGACAGGATCAGGCAGAATTGATAGTTGGTCATTGGCACAGCTCCTTCGGCACCTGGACGGTATCGCCGAGTTTGGCGGCGACGATTGCGCGGCAGGCGGCTACCAGATGAGTCGGCCCGCTCGCTTCGCCCGCGTCGTCATTCACCCCGGTGCAGGCAAAATAGGCATTCGGATAAAGCCCGAAGCCGATGCGGTGCTTTGGTAGAAGCGGGCCGCCTACAGCCCAGCTTTCGTGTGGGTTATAGCGCGCATCGCGGATGGTGACTTCGCCGGTGTAGCGGACGAACACCCGCCACGGGTTGCCGTAGATTGGCGGCGCGAGGAGCACGTCGAGGCCTTCAGCTTTGCCGACCGCCCAAGCCAGCTGCTCACCTACCAGGTCGGCAGTCTTCACTTCGATCAGATCTGTCATAGCTCGATTCCTGGCGCCTGAGGCATGGGCTGCCAATGGGTAACCTCATCCCCGGAGCAGGGCGAAACCAGAGGTTCCCAGTACTCCTCGAAGTCGGCATGGGTTTCGAGAGAATGCCACCCACTGAATGGTGTACCGTCCTCGGGATCATCCGGATCAGGGTCTTCTCTGTGGAGCAGCTTTTTGTTCAGCCATTCGGCAGCGAAGACGTAGGTCTTGCCGTTGTGCGCTCGCCTGACTGCCACAATGAAGGTCGTGTCGGTGTCTTCATCCGTAACTGGCAGCCTGTCGCTGCATTTGATCCATTCGCTCACAGCTGATACCTCTCATCAATCCAGCGCCCAGGCGCCAGTGCGGGTGTAGGGATGTTGTTTTCTTGCTCGTGCGGGGAGAGCTGGCGCTCGTTGCCGGCCTGCAGCTGGCTGTCGGGGATGCAGCTGATTCCGACCCCGTTCAGCAGGTAGCAGGTGACGCCGCGCTGGCTGTCGTGCTGCACGTCGATGACGTTCTCGGTTGCGCTGGCGCCGGTGGCCAGCAGCAGGAGGCAGAGGACGAGGCGGGTCATGTGCGCAGACTCTCGTCCGGGTCCAGATTGAAACGCCGGCACAGCGCGGTGGCGACGCCAGACCCGCAGCCGAAGGCGTCCTTCATTAGCACCCAGCACGGATTCTTGTACCTTCTGCTGGTGCCGCTCACGGCGCGCACCGCTTGGCCGACGAGTTCTTCTTCGGTGAACTCGCAGCCTGAAAGGGTGATGGTGCGGCTGGTGCCTTTCTGCTGCTCCAACTGCTGGCGCAGGCTTTTGATCTCTTCGACCATGGCCAGCACCACGGCAGGCCGTGCTGCGCGGTAGTAAGCGTCTGCATGAACATGCGGCTCGCCAATACCGTAGAACTGCACGCCCAACGTCTGGCCGTCGTAGTTCAGATAGTCGGCTGTCAGCTCAACGGATCCCTCGCCGCCGCAGGCCTGGCATTCGATCCAGCCGTCTTCAATGTTGGCGATCTGCGCGCTGTCGAAGTCTTGCGGGGTAGCAGCCTTGGTCGCCGCCTCGATCGCGTCGAGGTCCAGCTCAATTATTCCGGGCACGGTCGTTCCTTGGCCGCCATATCGCGGCAGTGAATAGAGGGGGAGGGGTTACAGCTGTGTTTGTAGTTATGCGGATCTTAATTGCATTGCCGCTTAAGCGCTGATGCGGCAAAGTGGGAGGCTCCTTAGCTAGCGGGTATATGCCAGGGCTCAATTTGCCGCTACTCCCTGTCGGCAGAAGACCGCTGGCAGCAGTCAAAGCGGAAGCGTTATCCTAAAAATAAGGTAAGATTCTGTGATTTACCGAGTTCATGGAGTAAGCAATGGCAATATGCAGGTTGTGTAAGCAGGAAAAAAAGTTAATAAATAGTCATTTTATACCGGCTGCCGCGTATTCCCATCTTCGCTGGGATACTAATTTGGGGCTGCAACAGTCGGTAATAATCAATCAGTATACAAACTCTATCGCTCAGACAGATAAGCAAGTAAAGCAGCCACTTTTGTGTGGTGCTTGCGAGGATCTATTTTCTAAGAAGGGCGAACGAATCGTAGGTCAGCTCTGGGCCACTCAGAGTGGTTTTCCGCTTTTTGAAATATTGAGAAGTAAAGAACCTGCAGCAACGCATCCTCTGTTTGAAGGTTATAGTCCAGACTCTATAGATAAAGGTCATTTAGATGCTCTGGTGTATTTTGCTGTAAGTATATTTTGGCGTGCCAGTGTGTGGGATTGGCAGCGAGATAAAAATCCCTACGGGAATGGGTTGGGCGCACGATATGAGCTGGAGTTTGCCAACTTTCTGCTTTCGGGCTCTAAGCTTAATAATTTCTGCTTGTATATTGAATTGAATTCTGACGAAAAAACCAGGCGTATGTTTTCTTTTCCTTCGTGCGTTAGGAGGGAGGGAAGTTGGTATCACTCATTTGTTATTTTGGGCTTTAGGTTTGTTATGGTTGTGGGTGCTGGAGAGTCCAAGATGAAACGTGTGTGTGATATGTTTGGTTTTAATCCGGTGGTCGGGATTTCTGACTACAGTTCAACTGCTGTTTTTAAAGGGCTTTCAGAGTTTGCTCGTATAGCTCCTCGTCGTGGAAAATTTGGGAGGCTTGATTTGGCAACTCTGGCTGCTAAGTAGCCGGTCCACAGATAAAACTATAATTCTTGATCTGGGTTTTTCTTGTCTCGGCCGGTCCCTCGGTGCTTAACAAGCCCGTCTTGGGCTCGGTAATTAACAATACTTCGCAAGACGTCTTGTGGCAGATTTTTTCATTGCCGGCGTCGGCCTTACCGGGGAGGCGTTTATCGTTTGAGAGTGGAAGGCGCTGGAGGGCAGCGTCGTAGGGTCAGGCTCTACTGAGGCCGGCGAACAGGTCGATTGCTGTGGTCATGGGGGTTTCCGTGTTAGGCGGCTTTGTAGTTTTCAGGCACCCAGTCCGCCCAGCCGATAACGGGCATTCTGGTCTTGGGGCTGAGGATCTTCTTGCCCTTCTCGTCGAGCAGGGCAGCTTTGCAGCGGATCTTGAGGTCTCGGCATGCGCTGGTCTTCTTGGCAAGCTCGATGAACTGCTTCGCGTGCTGCGCTGTGTAGAAGAGGGCGCTGAGCTGCTTCACCTTCTCGCCGGCCATGATGGCGTCGGCGTTGCGCTGCACTGCCTCAGTCCACTCAGCGAGCGTCAGCTCTAGGGGGGGGCAGCCAGCCTTTCCGCTGGGTTTGGTGATCTTGGTCTGCTTCCGGGCGTCGGCAAGTGCCGCGCTCGCTGAGGTGGCGTGATTCGTTGAAGTGGGGTATTGATGTTCGGCCCGGCATGGGGCCGGATCAGGGAGTTGTCTGTGGACTGTGCATTGATGGTGAACGTTGCTTCTCTTTTATCCGGCGTTCTTTCGGCAGCATTTTGGGTAAAGTCAGCCGTGGTGAAGGCTCCGCCGCCGCCGGGGCTTGAGAACTCACCTGATATCGAGTCATGGGATGTGACTATCGTTAACGGTGGTGAGTTGTACGGTACGCTCCGATTACAATCCAAGTGGAACAGTCGAGCGGCGATCGCGGCTGCCGTTACGGTCTCGCTGCAGGTGCTAGCAACTCTCCTTAGTAACTTCTCATCGCAGTAATGTCGCGTAGATATCACTCTCCCTACACGGATGCACCATGGTGGTGATCCTTATAAGGTTGAAGTATTAATCTATTTTTGCTCTATAGTTGAGGTCAGTATTGTGAGGCGGCATCCAGCGCGGGAAGAAATTGCAAGGGTTTTAGGTGAGCCAGTAGGATTTGATATATCTGAAACTGCTGCGAAGTTGCGTAGAAATTTAATTCTGGTATCTATGGTGGTGCTGGTGTTGATCGTTGGAGAGATTGAGGCTGGCTCAGATTTTTCCATTCTTGGGGTCAAGTTGACTGGAGTAACACCATTTAAGCTTATGGTCGGGCTCTCCATAGTTCTCATTTATTCCTTAATTCATTTTATTTGGTATTGTTATGAGCTCTACTCGGAGTGGTCTGTACGTGTGACTGGCACTAAGCTTGCCTTCGTTACAGGCGCGAAATTAGGGGCGACGGGGGCAGATTATCCAGACGACCCTAAGCAATCGACGTTATACACCTGGTGGATTCAAGAGGCACGCTCAATGACGGCTTATTCCGATTTATTAAATCGTGTGGGTGAGAGTGTCCAGCAGTTCAGTGTCCATGTTGAGCAGTTGCAGCAGCGAGATATGACTGTAGGTGGTAGTGTGAGCAGTTCTATACAAGGAATGAATAACACGCTAGAGCAAATTAGACGCTCCCTAGACTCAACGGAATCCACGATCACCAATACTCGGGTTCCAGAATCTCTCGCTAGGTTTGATAGGCGTTTCAGCTTGCTTTTGAAATCCCAGAACCTGCGTATGTTGGTTGTAGAGGTTGGAATACCCATCATATTGTCGTTAGCTGCTGGTTGTTATTTGGTGAGCTTTTTCTTTCAGCATCAAGCCTAGATTCTATTGTCAGGAAACTGGGGGGACTCTGCCGAGATCTCTGAAGAATCAGAGGTACGCGGTGATGCTTTTCAAGAAGTGAGCTCAATGCCTCGGTCACGCCACCCAGCAAGCCACCAACCGCAGTTCACGGTCATCCAGCCGTATGGCTGGGCATCGCGTGACTGGCTGTTGTATCGGCACGCCAGCCCAGCGGGTGCCAGGCTACGGTCGCAGCTTCAATGCCGCTGCAGACGCTTCCGTAGGTGATGGGCATGATGGCTCCTGGCCGGTATATTGGTCCATACCACAGCGATAGGGGTTCAGTTTGAGAACACAATTAGCAGTCGTATTTACGGTGATATACGTCGGTGGCTTTTTCTTAATTCTGCTGGGCAGATGGGATGAGTTTCGTTGCCTGCCGTTAAATGAATTAGGTGATTTTTTGGCCGGCGCATTCGGACCTCTGGCCCTAGCGTGGCTAGTGTTTGGTTACTTTCAGCAAGGAGATGAGCTACGTCAGGGAACGAAAGCGCTTAAGATGCAGGCAGCCGAACTAAATGCATCAGTTCAACAGCAAATACAAATGGTTGAGGCGCAAAAGCTTGCGTTGGAAAACCATGAGCGATCGCTAGAGCCAATCTTATATCTGACCTATAGGGGCTCTGATACAGACCCTGAAGATGGGGTGGAATATGATCTACTTACCGTCTCTAATAAGGGTGAGTACTGTGACAGTGTAAATCTTTCTTATGTGATGAGTAGTGGAGAGTTATTTAATATTGACTTGGAGCCGCTTCACAAGGACGGCGAGGTGCGTTTTTCGACTGAGCTAATTTACGACGACCGAACTGAGATCACCATCCAATATAAAAGGAGTAGTGGCAAGCTAGGAAGCCAACGATTCGAGTTGACGCGCCACTTTGACGAGGCTGGCGGTTTCAGTCGCGTAAGAAAACTTACTTCTTAGGTGGCATTATCTCTATATTCGAGGCCGATCCAGTATTAGCGTCAATAGTGCAGTGTGGACTGGAGGCTTCTGTTACACGCGCCCTCGCCGGGGTGGCGTTATCGTTGAATAGGGGAAGGCGTTGGCGGGCAGCGCCGGAGGGTTAGGCCGCGAGGCGCTTCTTATCGGCGCGGCCCTTGGCCTGGTGCAGCCGAAGCGCTTCTTTGTAGCTGACCTTGGCCGCTTTCATGGTCGGCGCCCACTCGCCGGCGACCTCAAGCGTCTCGTAGGGCGACCAGTACGCGAAACGGGTAGGCCGGCGATGCTCGCAGTAGGCACTTCCGCGTGGGTAGCGGACCATCCGGTACTCGTAGTTGTCCCAGGTGCCGCGCTGCTGGATCTGCGGCTGGTTGATCCCTAGGAAGTGGGCGAAGCCGTCGTAGCACTCGCACTCGTCGAGATAGGCATCGAACCTGGTGTACTTTCGAGGTGGCGGCGGTGGAGGCAGCTTGGATAGCGCAAACTGCTTGCCTTCAGGCGTTGCCCGGTACACCACGTCATCAGCATCACAGAAGGCTGGCGCCTTGCCTCGCGTCATCAGGCCTGCCTCTACCAGCACATCCAAGTTGTTGGCGTCGTCATAGCCTGGACTGGTGAGAAAGTGGTTTCTGTTGCCGGTACGGCATCCCGGGTTTAGGCCCAGGGTGTGCCAGAGTAGGCCGAGCTGCTCCTCGGTGGCTTCGATCATGGCTTTCTCCATGCATGCGCCGCCCTCCGTGGCCGGATGCGGCATGGTGGATTTGTTGATTAGGCCAGTTGGAAGAGTCAGTAAGGGAAGCCTGACTTGGACTCTTCCAGGATCTGGTCAGTCAGCTCGGGGCTGACTGGATTTTAGGGTTGCAACGCGCCGTTGAACACGTCGAAAGACTCGTACACTACCCAGCCGCCTTCGGTTACCGGGCCTTCGTTGTCGATCACGTAGGAACCAGCCTTGAAGTAGAACGGGAATTTGTCCCATGCCGTGTTCACTGTTGCATTGCCGAACAGTGTGTCGAGCTGAACACTCAACTCGCCGGTGGCATCAACCTGGACGCTGTATTCAAAGGGCTGGCCCAGTGAGATTGCCTTCTTCAACAGCGTCCGGGTTGTGCTACTTGGTTTATCGCGGGCATCGATCCGAACAAAGCCGTTCCACCAAATCACCATCAGGAATGGGTTCGGGGCATTCAGTCCGTGGATTTGACCGACGATAACCTTACCGCTAGATGGAGCGCTCTCGACCCGTACCCGGCCTGCCATAGAGTGCTTGGCGCTGCCGCGAATCCAGTTGAACGATACAGGGGAGTCAGGAAGTGTCTGGCGGCTCTCTGTGCGTGGGGTCTTAGAGGTTCCCGATGTGCCACCTTGGACTGAGCACCAGTAGTTGGTGTGGCCCAGTTGGTCGATCCAGAAGAGGTCTTGCGGCGGTCGCTCTGGATAGAGATAAAGCGTGCCGTGCGCGGTGATGTTTCCAAAGTAATTCATGGTCATTCCTTTGTGGTTTGGGGTGTGAATTTCATAGGGCGCCGCCTCTGCGACTTTCGTCAGGCGACTGGTATTCGGATGCCTCGCCGGGGAGGCGTTATCGTTGAATAGGGGTGATATGCTTCGCCGCTTACCAAAAGGAGAGTGGTGATGCGTTTGCGTGATAGGCTCCGGGCGTTCCAGGTGTGGTTCAACCCGAAGCGCAGACGGTGGGCTGGTGTTGCGCTGATCGCGCTTGGCGTGGTCGGGATGTTTCTCAACCCGGAAAGCCGGTGGACCTTGGTGCTAGGGACTGGGATCTACTGGTTCTTCACGGCCTTGCCCCCCGTTCTTGGCGGAAAGCGTTGAGGCGCTGGCGGGCAGCGCGGGGTCAGTCGGCGATCGGGAACTGCTTGGCCAGGGACTGCTGCACTGTCGCGATGATGCGGCAGAGGTAGGCCCAGTCCGGGTTCGGCTCTTCAGCATCCGCCGGCAGAATCCACCACTCATCACCAAACACCCGGTGCATAAACTCGCGGTGTGCCCCACCGCATTCATCCAGGGATGACGTGTGGCTTAAGCCCTCTGCTTCGTCGATGAGGTCTCGCGCATCCTCGGCATCTAGGTCGCGGTCACGACGCATCTGCAGGATGATCTTGCGAGCCTTGCTGGCTAGGGCCTCGGCGCTGAACCGGCGGGATTTCAGCGATCGGTCGAAGTAACCGATGATGTATGCCTCGTTTAGCCTGCAGAAGAACTGGCCCACCGTCAGGCCATCCCACATTCCTCCCCAATGGGCGTGCCAGGTCTTGTCGAAGCAGCTGACGGTGATCTTGCCCTTGCAGGGCGCGAAGTCTTCCAAGTAGACGCTGACCGGGTCCAGGCCTTCGGCACCGGTGACCAGCAGCTTGGTGACGGTCGAGGTCTCGACGTTCATGGCTTTCTCCATGCATGCGCCGCCCTCCGTGGCCGGATGCGGAATGGTGGCAATTTGGTTTGTGATGAGGTATTACGGTTGGCCGGCATCGAGCCGGGTCAAAAGGAATTTGAAATGCATTACACCGCCATAGGGCCGTTCGACATCACGCTCAATCCGGAACCTTTGAGCAGCGTCGCTGAGCAGTCTGGCCTGGGTCGATTGTCTTTGGACAAGCAGTTTCAGGGTGATCTAGAAGCCACCAGCCAAGGTGAGATGTTGTCTTTCCGCAGCAGCTTTCAAGGCTCGGCCGGCTACGTTGCCATGGAGGTTGTGCATGGAACCTTGCACGGTCGCAGCGGGAGCTTCGTACTTCAACACAGTTCGTCTATGAATCGTGGAACACCCGCTCAGTCCATCACCGTGGTACCTGATTCCGGAACTGACGCGCTTTCGGGGTTGACTGGTAGCATGGTCATCACGATCACAGATGGGCAGCACTCTTATAAATTTGAGTATGCGCTACCAGACCAATCCTGATCGTTGGTAGCTGGCTGGACGGGCAGCGCCAGTTGGTCAGGCGTCTGCAGCCCGCTTGAGCTGGTCGACCAGCTGAGTCGGAATTCCCTTGATCATCAGCGTGCCGGCCTCTTGGTCGAACTCAATCTTGTCGCCCAGCAGATGCGCTTCGAAGCTGATCGACAGGCCCGCAGCTCGCCCAGTGAAGCGGCGGAACTGGTTGATCGTCCGCTTATCCGCGGGTATTTCGGCCGACAGGCCATAGCCCGCGCAGTGGATGAAGTCGGCGAAGTTCTGGGGGCGGTCCTCATCGAGCAGCTCGGAAAGTTCCTGTAGCGTCACCGGCTCCCCCAGCTTGGTCTGGGCGGTGGCGTACTCGACCAAGGTGAGGGTCTTTTCGCGGGCCGCGTCCTCAGGCAGGTCCTCACTCTCCACGAAGTCGCTGAACGCCTTGAGCAGGGTGCGGGTTTCACCCGGGCCGTCGATGCCTTCCTGGCAGCCGATGAAATCGCGGAAGTAGTCCGAGGCCTTGCGCCCTTTTTTGCTCTTGATGAACGAGATGTACTGTCGCGACGCCGGGTTGTGCTTCCACTCGCTCAAGTTGATCCGGGCGGCGAAGTGCAGGGCGTCGGTATCCAGGTGGCGCGATACCGAGACAGTTAGGTCATCGGCGACCGAGATCGTCTCGGCCTCACGCAGGATGGCGATGGTGAGGTAGTCGGTCAGGCCCTGCTGGTACAGTGCGAACAGGACGTGCCCGCCGACTGCCAGGTTGGATTCCTCCATGAGGCGCGTCACGTGCTCAACCGCCGTGCAGGTGAAGTCGATGAACTGCATGTCGCCGCTGACGACCTTGGCCAGCCAACCGCTGAGAGGGTAGGCGCCGGACTCGCTGTGGAAGAATCCCCAGGCCTTGCCGGTCTTGGCGTTGTAGCCGTCGTTCACATCGTTCACCAGATTCTCGATGGCAGCGCTTTCCGGAAGGCTGGCGCTGGCCATGTGCAGGGCCGCCGGGCTGCCGTCCGGCTTCTTGTCGATGAAGTGCATCACTGCGTGGCGAATGGGCATGGGTGTTCCTCCGTGGCCGGCTGGCGGCATGGTGTTTATCGAAATACGCGGCAAAGTGTCGAGTATTTGTGTTTCGAGGCTCTGGTGCGGTACTACTTGCAGGCAGGCATAGGGCCTGATCAAGGAGCCGTTATGGGATTCGAAGCAAGGCCGCTAAACGAGCTGGCTGAACTAATCGATGCAGGGGTTGCGATCGAGATGTCCGTTTCTGGAAGGACAACAATCGAGCTTTGCCAACTGGCATCCCGAGCAGCCATGGGCGCTGGGCGCCTCATCCTCAAAGGCGCATCAACGCTAAGTACAGAGGACCTCAGGGCGATTGGCGCTTACGCAAATGGTCGCGTGTTGTTCAAGGACTAGTAGGGCTGCAAATGTCGTCGTCAGGGTCTCTTCGGAATTCAGCCATGCTGGCCTCTTCGAAATGGCGCGCTAGTTTTGGCGAGATGTAAAAAGCTGGCGCGTCAGGTCGTTCAAGCCGACGCGTCCGCTCTTCAGGATCCTGCGAAATCCACGACAAGGCCAGATCCTGCCAGAGTTCCTGCACCTGCTCGTAACCGTGGCGCTCGATCTCGGCAGCCATAGCAGCCTTGATCCCTTCCGGCATACTGAAGAAAACCTTCTCGATTCCCAGCTTCTTCGCCTGAGCCTTCTGCCGGGCCCGGTAGTCCGCAGAGTGTTTCGCGACCCCGGTCTTTTCCTCGGCCATCGCTGATACCTCCCAAGCCGCTAGGCGGCAGATTGATGTGCTGCTGGCGCCGGCCGTGCCGGGCGCGCGCGGTGATGCGTCTCATGATCTTCGTGTCGCTCGCTTTTCGGCGGCGGTGGGGAAGTCGATTTCGAACTCTCGAACGATCCGCCCTAGCTGCTTGAAGGAAATTTGCAGCTCTCGAATAACCTGAGCTCTGGTCATGCCCACATTGCGATAGGCGATGATCTGTTTTGCCTTGGCCCTATCCAGGGCTGGATCACTGAGCTTCTTGCCAAGGTTGCCTTTCCCGCGCCTTGGGTCGGGCCTGAATTTGAACTGGCCATCAAACGCAGCTCGAACGAGGCATGACTGCGAAAGCCCTGTATGGGTCATCGCTTCGGCGTAGGTCATGGTTTTGGCCAGCTCGCGAATGACCGCAAGATGCTGCAGCCGCTTGGCAACTCGCTTACTCGGCGGTGGCTCCGCCGGCGCTCGCTCGGGTTCAAGCTCTCGGCGAACGCGGTGTGGTACGTACTGGCAGCCCGGCAGGTTCTGCACGCTTCCTCCTTCGAGGAAGAAGCTGTCGATGCTCGCAGTGAGCTGGGCAAGGACAGCGCTGCGCTGGTCTTGATTTGGGCTGCCGATCATTGAAGTCCGCCTCCCTTGCTCGCCGCACCTGCCTCCATCGCATCAACGAAGCGCATTACGGCCCGATAGGTGAAGGCGTAGCCCTGAACGGCGCCGGTGGAGATCTCCACCACATCCCATTTCCCGTCCTTGCCCGATGCCTGGTAGCGCGGTGCGGGCTGGTTGACCTTGGCGTGCGCCTCGGCCCTCACTGACTTACTGCGCTCGAGCAGGGCCGCGAGCACGGCAAGCTTCTGCTCGAAAGCAGGGTGCATTGCTGTCTGCATGGGTGATCCTCGGGTGGGTCAGGCGGGGTATTCGAAGGACTCGGCCTTGCGAACGATTCGAACTTGGGCGGTGCGGCGCTCCGGTGCGCGGCGGTCGCGGCGCATGGGGTCGCTGTCGTTGATCGCCGCGTGCATGGCCATGAGGCCAACCAGCAAGATGCAGAGCGGGCTGATGATCTGGCGGCGCATGGCTTCCGCCACGGCTGCGGCGCGGCGGGCAACGCCGAGCTTCAGCATGGCGTCGCCGATACGCTTCTCGACACCGCTTTCGCTGATTCCGAAGTGCCTGGCGATTTCCTTGGTGGTGGAGCCCTGGGCGACGTCGAGGATGCATTGCAATTCGCGAGGCGCCAGGCCTCGGCCAAGATGGCCTATCCATGAGCCGCAAGTGATCGTGTCCATGAGGTGCTATCTCGGTTTGGCGCCGTCCAGGGCTTCGCGCAGTTGCAGGACAAGCGCAGTTGGAATGGTGAGGGAGTGGCTGTCCTCATCAATCGAGTTCAGTGATGCAATTAGATTGCGTGATGCGGAGTGCACTGCTTCAAGCCTGGGCTTCGGTATCGATGGGCCCTTCATAGATCCGGCGGTTATTCGTTTTTTACCGCTCGCCTGGGCCTTTTCCAGCTCGGCGCCCAGTACTTGCCCTGCGCCGTCGCCATGTTCTCGAACAACCTGTGCAGCTGTCGTAGCTGAAACGTGGCCGGCGGCTACCAGGTTCTGTACATCGGTGTTCGCGTTTCCCACGGTGAGCACCTGCTCGACATGCTGACGGGTCTTGCCGACCTTCTTGGCTATCTGCTCAGGAGTCCAGCCGAATGCCTTCAGTCGCTTGTAACCTTCGGCGAGCTCAAGCGGAGACAGCTTCTCGTTCTCCTGGCTAGTGATAATCCTCGCAACTCGATCTGCATCGCTGCCTTCGAACGAGTTAACTGGGATCCACGCCTCCAAGATTGCCGGGTTAGCTTTGCTCGGCGTTCGTGGTAAACGACCCGCGTTGTCCAACTTGAGCAGCGCGCGGCGTCGACGGTGGCCATCGACAACCCACACACCACCTTCTGCCCGTGGCCGGACTTCTAGCGGTGGAATTTGACCGCCGCCGGCTATGAACTCCGCTAGCAGGTCGATGCTCGACTCCAGGGCATCGCCTTCGGTTCGAAGGTTAAAGCCTGGTTCTTCGTGAAGGTCTTCCAGCTGCACCTTCATAGCGTCGGCGCGCCGAACCTCGCCATCCTTGATCATCTGTTTGAATGACTTTGCCATTGCAATTCACTTCCGTTGGGCTGCATTGGTCGTGACGCTCGCTGCCGTGTACCTCCCGGACCCGGGGAGAGCGAACGTCACGACCAATTCAGTCGAATTAAGGTTAACGATGGTAGGTTTTAATAGCCTTAAGGTTAACGGGGGTGAGCTTTATGACGATGTAGCCTGTCGCCAAGGCCAGCCAGTGAAATCGTCAACTCTCGCGACTCATTTGCTCTTGGCTGGCGTGCTCTTCGCTGCAGAAGGGCAGGCTTTCGCTCATGGCCTCCCGCTTGCCGGACTGGCGGTCGAAGCCAATGAAGTGGATGGTTACGTAGATCGGCTTGTCCACCGGCAGGTGGCATCTGGCGCATTTCACGGGCTCTGTTGCAGGTTGGTTCATCGCATGTTCCTCCAGTGGATTCCCCCTGATGCGCTCCACTTGAGGCGCATCGGGGAATCGTCTGTGAATCCCGGCCTCGCTACTGGCGACAGGCCGGGGTACTACGTCAGCGGTGCTGGCCCGCTACCCGCCGCTGATTGCAGGGCTGGCCGGTCTTCGTCGGTGTGGGCTTCGAGCTTCCTCCTCATGGCGGCAATCAGTGCCTGTTCGCCATGGATCGCAGGTCCTTACAACATGCACGCTGCAGCTCTGTGTGCCCGATTGATTGGGGCAGGGTGCATGAGGTCCGGCGCCCCTCAATGCCGAAGCTCGGGGCGCTAATTCGAAGATTCGTGTTGCCGCTCCCGCTTACCGAGGTCGATACGGCCAATCCCAGGGAGCCGCATGGCTATGTGGATTCGCTAACGCCTTTCCCGGCAGGAGCTTGAATCGGTCGAGTTGTGTAAAGAGCGGTGGCCTGGTAGCCCCGGCGAACCGCTGCAGGCTCGCCGTTAAGCGAAATTTAGAAAACTTAACAAAAATGGTCAAGGAATATTTTAAGAAAACTTAACAAGAATTTTTGAGGGGGATGGGGAGCGAAGCGGGAAGCCCGCGCTTGCGCAGGCTTTCGAGGGGGGGAGGAGGGGTTAAATCAGCCTTCGAACGGGACTACCCATTGAACCTTGATACTGCCATCGGCCAGATTTCCAACCGTAACGTTGTCGACTTCTGAAATGTCGCTGACCACTTGATCCCAGTCGGTATCCGATTCTTCTGGAAGCTTGGAAAGGACAACGGCTTTCTCTCTCTGCGCCTCCGGCGAATTGATGATTTTCTGCAGCCTGAAGCCTATGAGGTCATACGTCGTAGGGGCTGGTGGTGTCGCGGTTTTTGCTCTGGCCATCTGTTACCTCCTTGCAATAGCTGTATGTACATACAGTATCAGCGGCGTATAAAAAGTCACCTGTCAAGAAATCAAGCAGATAGATTCTCGCAAGCTGTTGATTTATTGGGCTGCCGAAGGGCTTTCTAGTTGGCAAGGCGAAAACAACTGGCTGGTGTGTAAACTTTTCGCACATGTACAACGTCGGAGCACAAAAAAGCCCGCACAAAGGCGGGCTTGATGCGAGTCGGATGGGTCAGAGCCCGGTGACTTTCACGTCGATCACGCGACCGATGAACTCCCAATCGTCTTTAACCTGAACGGTCTCGAAGGCCGGATTGAGCGGGGCCAGGTATTCTTTTCCTGCATCGTAGACATACTGCTTGAACGTGGTTTCGCCGTCGCGGTGCCGGGCGATGTAGTACTTGCCGCTCACCAGATCAAACCCTTCGGGCTGAACAAGTACGTAGGTTCCTGGAAGGAAGCTCGGGCTTGAGCTCGACACCATCGAATTGCCCTTCACTTCAAGCCAGTATCCGTGTTCGCCCGCGCTCTGGTCAGACTCGAAATACAATCCAGCACCACCAACATATTGATCAGGCGACTCAGCCCTTTGGCCGGCGGCAACCCAGCTGATTACTGGATAGCTGATCGCTTTCTTGAATGGGCGAAATGCCGGCTCAACGTTGGAGCCAGGCCCAGGTTCTTGGCCTTTCCCTGTCTCAAGCCAAGTTGCTGAGCATCCCAGCAGCTCCGCAAGAGACAGCAGGTTTTTCCCTTTCGCGCCGTTTGTCCCGTTCAGCCAGAACGTAACGGTGGCACGAGAGACCTTTAGGCGCTCGCTTATGTCTGTCGCGCGCAGGCCAAGGGCCTCCATCCGCGACTTCATTCTGTCTTTGAATTCCATGTTTAGGATTCTAAACATTTCGATGTTTAGATAACTTGCCATAGGTTGTTAATCTTTCTAAACTGGCCGCAAACAGGAGGAGCAAAGCCATGACATTTGACGAGGCCCTGAAGTTTTTCGGGTCAGGGAAGGCCATCGGCGACGCGCTGGGTGTCAGCGGAAGCCGGGTTTCTCAATGCAGGACATCCGGCGGATTTTCATACCCCATGCAGTGCGTCCTCGAAAAGGAGTCTGGCGGGTTGCTGATCGCTAAACGCCAAGACGTGCCGGGGAGTGAGCAAGCCGCCGGATGAACTTGTGAGATGAAGTATGCGTGACCTGGCCTTGCGCCAGTAGTGGGGTGGTCCAGCTGTTCAGGCATCCAGTAGCCAATCAGCGGACGAAAAAAAACCGCCTGGCAGGGCGGTCTTCTTGAAACAACATCGAGGTCGATTATGCACCGCATGGCCGATGCAGGCAATACCACGCTTTCCACGTCAGGTTTTGGCATTTCGCCGAATCTGACGCGTCAGGCTGCCAGTCATGGAGGGCGTTCGTAATGGCTCGAATCCGCACCATCAAGCCTGAGTTCTGGACCAGTGAACAGGTCATGGAGTGCTCGGCGATGGCTCGACTCCTGTTCATCGGGATCTGGAACTTCTGCGACGACGCAGGCAACCATCCGATGTCCCCGAAGACCATCAAAGCTCTCGTTTTCCCTGGTGACGACATCACTGCGCTTGCGGTGGAAGGCCTTCTCACTGAGCTGGTAACGAACCGACTCATTACCATCTACGAGGCGGCATCGAAGCAGTATCTGCACGTCAACGGATGGCACCACCAGAAGATCGACAGACCTACCGTAAAGCACCCTGAATTCGTTGAGCCTTCGCCGAGCTCTCGCCGAGAAGTCGGCGAAGGCTCGTCTAGCGGTGATCGAGGCCTCACCCCCGGAAGGGAAGGGAAGGGAAGTAATACACACTCTCCGCGCGAGCCGTTCGCGATGTTCCTCGATTGGACCCCTGACCAGGCTCAGCTTGAGGCTTACGCCAAGCGCTCCGGGGTAGCCGTCGAGGAGTTCTCGGAAAAGGCCATTTCGGGCTTTGTCGTCCATCACGACGCGAAGGGGCTGGCAAAGACCGAGAGTCAGTGGATCGCCGATCTGGTCGGCTGGAGAAAGCGCGACCTTGCGAATGCTGCGAAGGTCGTTCCTCTGCGGGCAGGATCTGGTGGCCAGCAGCTCGACGACAGCGATACGTCGTGGATCGAGCAAGGAAGCGCCCAATGAACCCAGTCGCAGTTGTCACTCATGGCCTATGGGCCAAGGTCCAGTCCGGCCAGCACATCCCTACTGGATATGAGCTGCCCGATGACGTGAAGGCCGAACTCAATCGGAAGACTGCGGAGGTGATCAACGACCTGTTCCGCGATCTGCGCTCGATCTGCACCGCCTGGAAGCAGGCTTGGCCAGACCAGGCCACCTACAACGCGTCCAAGCAGCAATGGCTTACCGCGTTTCTGGAGGCTGGAATCTGCAAGCCCGAGCAGTTGCAGTTTGGGCTGATGCGCTGCCGCCAGTCGGGGGCGCCGTTCATCCCGCCGCCCGGTGAGTTTATCCAGTGGTGCCAGCCGTCACCAGAGATGCTCGGTCTGCCGGCCTTGGCGGCCGCTTTCCGCGAAGCAACTCGCAATGCCCATCCAGCGATGGCTGGCCGGGGCAAGTGGAGTCACGACGCGATCTGGCACGCGGCCAAGGAATGCGGCTTCGAGAACCTTAACAAGCTGCCGTCCGATGCCAGTTCGAAGCTGTTCGAGCGCAACTACAGCATTGCGGTTCGTCGGCTGATGGCTGGGGAGCCGCTGCAGAAGATGCCACTAGCCCTTCCCGCAGAGGTTGCCGCACGCAGCACCCCGCAAGTCGGAAACTCTGCCCTAGCCGCCATGCGTGCCCGCTTGGCGGGGCGCCGATAAATAAACCAGCAAGGAGGCGATCTTGTGCGCCAAACAAAACTGACCAAGGCCGCCCGTGGCCGGGAGTGCCAAGTGCGCATCCCGGGCGTGTGCAACGGCAACCCGGAAACCACCGTTCTGGCGCACTACCGCATGGCCGGCACCTGCGGCGTGGGTCGCAAACCGAACGACCTGCAGGGCGCTTGGGCCTGCAGCGCCTGCCATGACGCCTGTGACGGCCGTAGCCGGCAAATCGACCGTAGCACTGCCCGCCAGTGCCACGCCGAAGGCGTGATGCGGACGCAGGCTCAACTGATCAGCGAGGGGGTTCTGGTCGCATGAATGCTCCCGCCCTTCGCCCGTACAAGACCAAGGTTTCCCGAGCCAAGCCCGTGGACAGGGAAGGGCAGGAACAGGCTGCCCTGCTCGAAGAGATCCAGCTGCGCTATCCCGAGGTGTTCGAGCTGATCTACCACGTCCCGAACGGCGGTCACCGGCACAAGGGCGTGGCGCAGAGACTCAAGGCCCAGGGCGTGAAGGCCGGCATCCCCGACCTGGTGCTGACCATGGCCCGAGGCGGGTACTTCGGTCTGTACATCGAATTCAAGGCGACCGTTGACCCGGCGCCTGTCTCCTCCAGCCAGCAAGCGTGCATTCGCCGGCTGAACGACCAAGGCTACCTGGCCGTTGTGTGTCAGGGGTATTTCGACGCCATGGAGTGCCTGAGGGCGTACCTGGCCCTGCCTAAAACGGAGGTTGCAGCATGACCAACACCGCCGCTGTGAAAATCAGCGATGCAGAGATTCGCCGGCAGGCCGCCGGCCAGGTGCGCGACCTGCGTGCCCTGGGCAATCACGGCCTGTATTTTCGGTTCCACCGTTCCCGTGAGCGCGGGTCCTGGTACCTGATCCACAAGGGTAAGTGGAACCTGATCGGCTCGTACCCAGAACTGAGCGCCGCCAAGGTGGCCGCAGCGCTGCCGGATATCCGTCTGCGACTGGAGGCTGGCGAAGGATCGAGCTTATCGAGCTGGGTGCTGACTGGTGAGCTGCTGTCCTGGTTCGCTGCGCGCATGTCCCGTGACCGCAACCTGTCGGGCAAGCGCAAGAGCACGGCGGCGTCGGCTATCAAGCAGCACCTGGTGCCTCGCTTGGGCGAAATCCCGCTGGCCCAAATCGACAAGGCGCTGCTCGATCGCGAACTGATGTGGCCACTGCAAGAGTCGCTGTCGATCGACTACGTGCGCCTGGTGTTCCAGCTGCTGGCACTGGCCTTCCGGCAGGCCACCAAGCTCGGCCTGCTCAGCTCCAATCCCATGGCCGGCATTCGCTTTGGCGACTTCTCGAAGGTCAAGGTCACGGTCAAGCCGTCGCGGCTGCGCGGTGTGCACCTGGAAGACCTGATGTCGCGCATGAAGAGCACCCTGGCGAACCTCCCGCAGCATGGCGTACTGGCCCTGATGATGCTGTGCCACGGTACCCGGCTGGGTGAAACCCGACTGGCTCGCTGGAACCACATCAGCCTGGCCGAGCGGGAGTGGTTCATTCCTGCCGAGCACACCAAGACCGGCGTTCAGCACCGACTGCCACTGACCGACCAGGTGCGCTTCCTGTTGATGGCTTACCGCGAGATCCAGCGCAACCAGGGATATGACGGCCAGTTCCTGTTCCCGGGCCGACAGGGCAAGCCTATGAGTGAAGCGAAGGCCTCTGCTGTGTTCACGGTCATGGGCCAAGGCGAATGGACCAGCCACGACCTACGCAAGCTGGCCCGCACCGGCTGGGCTGACCTGGGTGTTGACCACCTGGTGGGCGAGCTACTGATCAACCATGCCATGGGCCACAACGTGAAGGTGTACATCCAGTCCGACGTCATGGCCCGCAAGCGTGAGGCGCTGGAGAAGTGGCACGCACACCTTGATCAGAAGGGTTTCGAGTCGGTTCACGGCTTGACCGGTGATAGATCAATGGATTCATGGATTCTCTCGCGGGCGGCAGAACGTGCGGGTTTCGACGGATTTCCGGTATCCACCATAAGCGAGGATTCGAAATGAAAAACGGCGACAAGGTGCGCTCTGACCTTCCTTCGGTGCTCAAGCAGTCAATCACCGCCCATCCTGGCTATCCGCACTTCGCTGCGTGGTGCGAGAGCCAGCTGATTCACCCTTACCCGATCTATTTCCTGATCTGGCAGGCCTCTCGCGAATCGCTGCGCATCAGAAACCCTTTCGAACTGATCATGGGTGACCCTGATGGGCAGTGGGCCCACGAGGTGGCTGAAAAGTCGCTGCGCGCCCAAGGGCTGAAGGTGGTCGGCTGATGAAGAAGCACGGCCCAGCCTTCAAGAAGGCCGTGATCGAGCTGGACAAGTGCCCTTTGTGCCGTGGGAGAGCGGTCACCAAGGGTTTGTTTCACGAACTGCCATGCGACCACTGCAACGCCTCGGGCTTTGTGGCAGCAGCAACCGGTGAGGCCCTGCCCCTGGATGTACTGGTGACCCAGCTCAGCATGAGGCTTCGGGCGGCGCTCCGGCAGATCGAGCAGTTGAAGAGCCCTCAGGCGTCCGGGCCTGAGGCTACATATCAGGGAAGCAACCGGCGCGGCGCCGGCGGCACCAACTACACCGGGGATTGAGGGGGAAGGACATGAAGGTAATTTGCGCTCGCCAGGCTTGGCACGATGCACTCCACGAAGACCGGCCTTCTGCTCTGGCAGTCGCCGCTGAGGCGGCTGTGATCGGTAGAAAGTTCGGCTCAGGAGAAAACAAGATCATGGTTATGTTGGAGAACCATGACGGCAAAGAGGTGGCTAAGGTTTACAAGGTCCGCACTGAGGATGTTCAGGAGACCCGATCCGGGCGCCGACTGACAGAGTCCAAATGTATTCACATGCTCACTGCTGGACTGATCCTTCTCGCAATTGACTCGCTGCCGAAAAGTCTCCGGCACTTCGGCAACTTCCTCTATTCGCCAATCGCGAATGGGAACGACCTGAGCATCGCACATGGCCTGGTCTGGCTTGGCAGCGGGCTCGACTCGCTGACCGACCGCAAAAAGCAGCGTGCTTACTGGATGGCAATGGCTGCGCTTCAGTCCCACAAACTGCTGGTGGCCGGTCGTGAGGGAATGGGCCCTGGAGCGGTCTGCTTGTTCGTCGAGGAGCGAACCGGGGAGAAGATGAACCCTCAGAACTGGGCTCGTGATTGGCAGGAGATTTGGGGGCGACTAGGTTCGCAGATCGACAAGTTGGACCGGCAGGCACTGAAGCCAATTTCGGCGGCTGTTGAGAGGATCCGAGACTGGGACGAGGATGGCGAATTAGCCGCTTGACGTTTTGAGGAGTGTTCTGGCACTATTTTGCCATCGTCATAATTTCGCCTTTGGCGAAAACATTCAGAAACCCGGCCACTGAGCCGGGTTTTTCGCTAGTCCCGTTAATGTGACTGGTTCTTCTCGTAAGAGCTGAAGAAGCCTTCGATCCAAGTCAGAAGTAGCGCGTGATCTGCGGCATTTATTGCCCGTGAATAGACGGTCACCAGATACTGTGGTTCTGCTTTCCTCAGTGAAAACTCGCGGTACTCCCAGGCTACAGCGGCCAATAAAGCTGCCGCGAACTCAGGTTGTTTTTGGCAGTGTTCCGTTACCCAGGCCTTCCACTGGTCTTCCAGTGAGGTGATTGAATGCTCATCTCTCGCAACGTCTGCGTTACGGAAAGTCAGCTCCAGATATGAGTAGTAGAGGTCTCCCTCTTGTCCAGATGCGCAGCCAAGCGTCATAAACAGCCCATCTGAGCTGTTCAGCTGGGCGATTAATGCTCGAAGGCCGTTATCTTCAGTGGCCTCATGGATCAGATCGATCTGTTCGGGATTGGCCAAAAGGTCAAATGCGCCGTTGTTACGTTCGCCATCTTCTCGCGGCTTCTCCGGCACGAAGGGCCACCGCGCAAAGTTGTTTGTTTCAGAGCATTTCTTCATTTGTTCAAGGCTTAATGATGATGGGATTTGGACATTATCACGAAGCCGGTCTTTTTCTTTATGGAGCATCACCTATGGCAGAGCCAGGTACCGGCGCCCTTGCAGTGACCGGCGTACTTGCCAGCGTCGGCCTGGGTGCTGCATTCCCCCAGCTGGATCTCGCTGCATTGGTAGGCGCATTCGGCGGGGCCTTCTTTTATGTGGTGTTCGCCAAGGACATCAGCACCTGGCGCCGCGTCGGCTACCTGCTGGCTGGCTGGATCGGTGGCTACTTCGGTGCAGCTGAACTGATGGGTCGGGCCTGGACCCAGACTGCGGGCTTCAGCGCCTTTGTCTGCGGTGTGCTCTGTGTGGTCACGTTCTCCGGCTTGCTTGAGTGGATGGAAACCGGACGCATGCCAAGCTGGCTGCAATGGGTCTTTCGCCTGCGAGCTAGGAAGGAGGGTTGAATGGTTGCCGTTATCCAGGCTGCGCTGTGTGCGGTCATATTCGTGATGATCGGCCTGCGCTACCGGCCTTACCCGGACGCCCGCTACAAGCTGGGTGTATCCCTAATGGCCTGGGCTGCATGTGCTGTCACGGGCATGCAGTTCATCAGCCTCGTCGGACGGATGATAATGCATGATGACTTTTCCGATGCCTCCTGGTTCAACACAGCGTTCTACCTGTTGGCTGCCGTTCTGGTGTGCCGGGCCAAGGGCAACGTGGCCAAGATCGTTCGGGTTGACTGATGGCTAGGCTCAAGACGCTCGGCTCCCGCATCAAGGAGAGTGCAGGCTCGCGGGTGAAGGTTGTTTCACCTGGTAGTTGGCGAAGCGGCATGACTAGCTCCCAACGCGGCTATGGCTACAAGTGGCAGCAAGCCCGAGAGCGGTACCTGCGCGACAACCCGCTGTGCGTCTACTGCGAGCGGAACGGCCGCACAACTGCCGCCAGGGTTGTCGACCACATCGCTGCTCACCGTGGAGATATGGTTCTCTTCTGGGATCAGACCAACTGGCAGAGTCTCTGCAAGCCTTGCCACGACTCAGTCAAGCAGGCCGAGGAGGCGGCGGGGCTGGGTGGCTGACATGTCAGCGGATCGCCGAAACCCAGCGCGGCGGTACAGAAGCACGCCAGTGACGTGCTGCGGAAGTGGTAGGGGGGTCAAAAGCTAGCGATTCTCATCTAGCTAGACCGCCACCGACCCCACGTACACATTTTTTCCCGTTTCAGGAAAAGTTAACCATGGCTTTAACCGACAAGAAGCGGCGGTTTGTTGACGCTTTGCTGTCGGGTGCCACAAATCGCGAGGCAGCGATCGCTGCTGGATATTCGGAGAAGACCGCGTCGCAAGCGGGCTCCAAGCTTGCGAAGGACCCCGATGTCCTTGCTGAAGTCGGACGCCGGTTGAAGCAAAAGCAGGCTTCCAGCGCCGAGGTTAAACCGTCTCGAAAAGTTAAAGCTGAACAGCCGCAGGTTCAGCAGGCTGATGACTTGTCGCTAACCGAGACCGACGATCCGCGCGCCTTCTTGACTGAGCTAATGAACGCCGAAGGCGCCGACATGCGTATGCGACTGGAAGCGGCAAAGACGCTGATGCCTTATGTGCACGGCAAGGTCGCCGACCAGGGCAAGAAAGAGCAGAAGGCCGAGGCTGCCAAACAGGTCGGTAAAGGCAAGTACTCCCAAGGCAAGCCACCCCTCTCTGTAGTGAAGAATTGACCTATGCAATGGACAACAGCCTGCCCGGATTGGTGGAGGTGTCTTGCTGCGGGTGAGTCGATCATCCCCGAGCCGTTATTTCCCGAAGAGGCCGAGGCAAGCCTTGAGGTGTTCAAAGGGCTGAAGATCGTCGATGCCCCAGGAAGCCCGACGATCGAGGCCGCATGCGCGCCATGGGTGTTGGCGTTCGCTGGAGCAATCTTCGGAAGCTACAACAGCGAGACCGGTGAGCGCCTCATCCGTGAGGTGATGCTCTGCATCCCTAAAAAGAATTCGTAGATTGGTTCAACGGCGTTCATAGCAGTTCCAAGCGGCATAGGAAACTGTCTTAACTATCTGAATCTACAGGGATATTTGAAAGTATCTAGGTTTCCCGAGGTTTCAGATGGTTCGCCTAAAGCGCTGAAATTTTGGGGGTACATTTGGGGGTATCTTTAAGGTATCTCCCTGTATGTAACTCATGTACCCCCAACACAGCACCCTTACCATACGAAACAGAGCTTTACAGCTATGAACCTTACAGACGTCAAGCTTCGGCACGTCAAGGCTGACGGCACCCGCCGTAAGCTTTCAGATGGTCGAGGGCTATACTTACTTGTTACGCCTACCGGCGGGCGCTACTGGCGGTGGAAATATCGGTTCGGTGGAAGAGAGAAACTGATGGCGCTTGGGGTCTATCCTGAGGTGTCCCTGGCGGCCGCTCGCAATCTCCATCGCGATGCTCGCTTGGTTCTGGCGAACGGGATCGATCCTGTCGCTGCCAAACGTAAGACAAACGAGAGTTCGCCGGCCTTTGTTACTTTCAAGCAGGCCGCGCAGCTTTGGCATGAACACTGGGCGCCTCAGAAGAAGGCCGATTTCGCCAAAATTGTCTGGGGTCGGTTGGAAAACGATGTGTTCCCGGAGATCGGCCGGCGGCCAGTTAACGACATCCCGCCTTCAACGTTTCGAGACATGCTAAAGCGCATTGAGGACAGGGCGCCGACCGTATCGCGGAAAATCTTCGGATACTGCGGTCAGATCATGCGGTACGCCGTGGCTCATGACCTAGCCGACCGCAACACGGTTTCCGAACTGCAGGGAAGTGACTTTCTGCGGGAGCATAGAACTCGGAATCATGCGAGAGTGGACGAAAAGGGCCTTCCGGCACTGCTTTATGCGATAGATCATTACCCGAGCGAGGTCACCAGGTTGGCTATGCGGATGCTCGCCCTGACATTCGTTCGAGTTGGTGAAATGCTTGGGGCTACCTGGTCTGAGTTTGATCTGGATAATGCTCGATGGGTGATTCCTTCTGAACGTATGAAAATGGGGTCTCCCCATATAGTCCCTCTTTCTACTCAGGCAATCGAAATTATCAAGCGGCTAAAGCAAATAACTTATGGGGGAGAGTATCTATTCCCCGGTAGAGCAGGGCACAAGACTACTATGAGTCGAGCTGCCATTTTGATGGCTCTTAAAAGTATGGGCTATCGGAACTCAATGACCTCGCACGGTTTTCGTGGGGTGGCTTCGACTATTTTGCATGAGCAGGGATATGATCATGAACACATTGAGACCCAGCTTGCACACCTATCAAGAGGCAAAGTGAGTTCTGCGTACAATCATGCTCTTTATATTAAGCCTCGCATTGCATTAATGCAGAATTGGGCCGATTACTTGGATTTAAGGCGGCAGAGCTACAAACCCCCGGTCTGAGTATAGTGTTCCCTTTCAAGCCCCGTTCAAACGGGGCTTTTTTATTTGGAGAGAAAAATGGCTACGCTACTAAAATTAGAACAGGTAAAAAGCCGCACCGGCTTGAGCAAGACTGCTATTTACACTGATATCTCTTTCCCCCAGCCCGTAAAGATTGGGCTGCGATCTGTGGCGTGGGTGGAGGCCGAGGTTGAAGCGTGGATTGCTGGACGGATCGCAGAACGAGGCTCAAGACGATGCGTGTAGGGCGCAAGGCCCCCAGTCGTGCCCTTTTTCTTCAGTGGTGCCCATGCATAAGGTTGGGCATTACTGAGGGCACAAGGGCACGACTGATGAATATTCCTGTTGCCACAGCCTATTGGAGCGGCTATCGTTCGCACGTCGCTGCAAATTCAGCGACCGGGCGTAGGAACCCGAGCAAGCAAAAGGCGCACAGCGCCCCATTTCGATTGCAGGCGCTTTTTTTTGCGTCCGCATTCCTGTTTTATGGCGGCTGTGCGTGGGCAGACTTCGGTCTGGCCGGGACCCTTTTGCCCCGGTATTCCTACCCCACGCATAGCTGCCACCCAATCCCGTAGGAAGGATCGTGGCAGCTCCACAGCAAAAGGAGCTACGCCCATGCACGCCCTTATTCCGTCCAAAATTCGAGCCTTCGCGCATCGCAAGCTCGCTCTCTGCGCTCTCCGCGCAAAGTCTTCCCTTTCCCTCCGCTTGAAGCGCTACAACCACCACATAGACCAGGCTCGCGCCCTTGAAGCCCAAGGGGGTGAGCAATGATCCGTGTTCCTAAGCAAACCCTGCTGGAGCCGGCCGTTCTCGCCGATTTCGAATGCCATCATCAAAACCAGGCAAGGGAGGCGTTCAAAAAGCTCGAACGTATCCTCACTGCGATGATTATCCCGGCTCTTGGGCAGCAGCATCCGATCTCGAAAGACCTTTACGCGCAGCTCGATAACGTCAAACTCGGTTCGCAGAACTTTTGCTGGCGGCACCGGTATATCGGCTATAGCTACGGCGCAAACGAAGTCGGGGGTGTTCAATGAGCTACTGGAACGATCTCCTGCCACGCCACGAAGCGCTGAAGAACATGACTCCCGGTCAGCTCAAAGCGACAGAGCAGGCAACTGAAAGCTGTGTGTCGGTGCTCGCACATGGGATATCAGGCATAGGCCACTTGTTGGCTTGTACAGCATCGAACGGTGAAACCGGTCTGAGCTCTGCGGCGGTCACTGATATAGGCTGGCTTCTCGAAAGCCTGGGCAGTCTAGTCGGCAACTTGTCCGACACTGGCGCTGCAGCGACTTACCATTTATCCGAAGTTAAACCCGGAGCCTAACCATGAACATTCAAAACGGTGCACTTGCGCCGATGGGATCGGCTTGCCTGGATAAAGTTCTTACTCGGTTAGACAAAGTTAAGTCCGCTGGTATTGATAAATGGAAAGCCTGCTGCCCTGCACACGACGACAAGCACCCAAGCTTGGCAATAAGTGAAACTTCCGAGGGTGTTATCTTGCTCAAGTGCTGGGCAGGTTGCACGACTAAAGAAATTGTCTCTGCAGTTGGCCTGGAGCTGCGGGATTTGTTCCCCGGAGGCAAACAAACTCGGCATGGCCCAAGTAAGGCTGCAATTGAACATGAGCGCATGGTTTATCGGATCGGCCACTCTCTCCAACAAGCAGGGAAGTTGGAGGGTGACGACCTGGCGCGCTTCAACCTCGCCAAGCAGCGCCTGGGGGTTAAATGACTACAGATCGCTTCGCACAAGAATGGACAGAGCCACTGAGCCCCATCAATCGGGAAACCGTCACGCCTCTCTGGCGAGTCAATGCGGTGAAGGCATCGACAATTAAAGCGGTACCGATTCGTTGGCTCTGGCCTGGTTGGCTGGCACGAGGAAAGCTGCACATCCTTGCTGGCGCCGGCGGTACCGGGAAAACCACGCTGCTGATCGGCCTGATTGCAACCATCACCACTGGCGGACGCTGGCCTGACGGGAGCCTCAGCAGCGAGCCTGGCAATGCGCTGATTTGGTCGAGCGAGGACGATCCATCAGACACCCTGGTGCCGCGCTTGATTGCTGCGGGCGCTGATATGGGGCGGGTCTACATCATTCAAGGTCGGATCAATGCCAATGGAGAATCGGACCCCTTCGATCCCGGTAACGACATTGGTCTGCTTCGAGACACGGTGCGCGAGATCGGCGGAATCTCGCTGTTGATGCTCGACCCTGTGGTTAGCGCCGTCAAAGGCGATATGCACAAAGCTAATGACGTGCGGCGGGGCCTGCAGGGTGTTGTTGATTTCGCCGAGCAGAACCTATGTGCCGTAGTGGGTATATCCCACTTCGCCAAAGGTGGCGCAGGGGCATCACCTGCTGACCGGGTCATTGGGTCGCAGGCGTTCTCTGCACTGGCACGCACAGTAATGGTGGCGGCTAAGCAGGAAGACTCCGACACCCGTGTGCTGGCGCGTGCGAAGTCCAACATCGGGACTGATGAGGGAGGCGTTTCCTACACCATCGAGCCATACACGATTGACGGAGGCATTCAGGCCACCCGTGTTCTGTGGGGTGATTTGATTCAGGGTTCAGCCCGCGAGATCCTGGGTGATGTGGAAGGCCAAGATGATGGTATGCGGCTGGATGACTCGGATGATCCGGCTGAAGCTTTGCGTAGGATTCTCAGCAAGGGCCCGCTGCCAGGCAAAGAAGCAAAGAGCTTGATGGTCGGCAATGGCTACACCCAAAAGCAGATTCGTACTGCACGCGAACGTCTCTCGATCACTACAGATCGATCCGGCTTTGGAGGGGACACCGTTGTCACTTGGTCCCTTCCTCAGGCCGAAGGCGCCTATGCCCCATTCCCCTCAGTCGTGCCTTCTGGCCCTCAGTCGTGCCCACCCTTGGACATGGGCATGACTGAAGAAAAAGGGCACGACTGGGCGAAATACCTGAGAGGGCCACTGCCAGACGGAACGTCACTCCCATCACTGGATGATGATGCGGAGGATCTGTAATGGCCGCGCTCGACTACCTGGTGGAACGTGGATTTACCGCCAAGAAGCAAGGTATGCGGGTGCGGATTTCACCCGCGTCAAAGCTGACCGACGACGTGCGCAGGTACGTCAAGGCTCATCGTCTGGCGCTGCTGGCCGAGCTGGCTGCGAACGATGGCCTGGAGCGCCGCTGCAACTGGACGGTGCTGGTGCCGGAGTGCCGGCCATTCACCATGATCAGCGAGCCAATTACCCGCGACGAAGCGCTGGCCGACGTGCGCGTGCGCTGGCCAGGTGCGGAGGTGGGGCCGTGACGAGACTCAGTGGATACCTAGGCGAGCAATCGGCGAGCGCTCGACGAGGTTGGCGGGAATTCCCGCTTCGGCAAAACACGGGATTTTCCCACCTTATCGGATGGCCCGACCGCGTTCGCCACTGTGTAGAAAACGCCACAGTGTGTTGCTTTCGACACAGTGGCGCCCTGATCCGAATCGGCTCATTTGGTCTGATTCGGATCATCTGGCCTGGTTCGGTTAAACGACACCCTCAGTTTGAGGAGCAAACATGACCACCAAACACATCACCCTCAGTGACGCCGAGATACGCAAGCAGGCCGGCCAGCCAGTGCGCCAATTGCGTGACCCGCGTTACCCCGAGCTGCGATTCCGCTATTCGACCGTCGACCGCACCCGGGGCGCCTGGCACGTCGTTGTCAGGGGCAAGTGGGGCAAGGCCGGCGACTTCCCCAGCCTGACCACCAAGGCCATGCTGACCGCGCTGCCGGCCATCCTGGGGCGCCGTGCCGCAGACGCCGAGGCCACCTCGCTGACCAGCACCTGGAGCCGTACCGGTGAGCTGCTGGACTGGTACCTGGATCGCATGCTGCGCGACCGCAACTTGTCAGCCAAGCGCAAGGCCGGCGCGAAGTCGGCCATGACCTGCCACCTGGCGCCACGGCTGCATGACTTACCGCTGGCCGAGGTGAACAAGGCCACACTCGATCAACGCCTGATGTGGCCACTGCAGGAGCGCTATGCACTGTCGTTCGTCCGTCTGGTGTTCAACGTGCTGGCGGTGGCCATGCGCAAGGCACACCGGCTCGGGATGATCGAGCAGAACCCCATGGGCTCGCTGCGCTTCGGGGATTTCGTTGCGGTGCGGATCAAGCCGAAGTCGTCCCGGCTGCGCGAGAAGCACTTGCCCGATCTGCTGGCCAAGCTGGCAGGCTGGAGCGAGGTGCGGCCCGGTGACGCCCTGCTGGCGCTGATGATGCTGTGCCACGGTACCCGCCTGGGCGAGACGCGCAGCGCGCTGTGGCGCAACGTCGATCTGCAGGCCGGCCAGTGGTTCATCCCCGCTGATGACACCAAGACCAAGCAGAACCACATCCTGCCGCTCACCCGCCAAGCCTGCGCACTGCTGAGCCGCTATCAAGCCCAGCAGGCCGCCCAGGGCTATCACGGTGCCTACCTGTTCCCAGCCAGCCGGCGCGGGCCACTTAGCACCACCGCAGCGAGCCAGGTGTTTGCCGAACTGAGCGACCGCCAGTGGACTAGCCACGATGTGCGCAAGGTGGCCCGCACCTGCTGGATGGACCTGGGCGTGGATTACCTGGTGGGCGAGATGCTGGTGAACCACGCCCTGCGCAACATGGACGCCACCTACATCCACACCACCGCCGAAGCCCTCAAGCGCCAAGCCCTGGAACGCTGGCACGACCATTTAGACGGGCTCGGGTTGAACGCACTCACAGGCGAGACATACCCGAGATACGCAATCCCACAAAATCCGACACAGGCCACAGACCACGCGGCCTCTAGCGAAAACCCGGATGCATCACAGAGGAGCATGTAAATCATGGTGGACGTTGAACAGGACGTTACCGAGCGGTTGGCCCAGGCCGGCATCACTCCATTGATTGGAGGCTTGGTACCCGAGCCAGCCACGGCAGACCTGCTGGGATATGCCCCCAGCTACCTCCGCCGCCTGGCTGCCGAGGGTCGGTCACCGCTGCCATTCGTGCGCCGTGGCAATCGGCGGTTCTACAAAATAGCCGACATAGTGCGCTTTGCGACGGATACCGACTGAGGACGTCGAAGTTAACCGCTGACCGGGGTGTGCGTGCGCGCATAGGGTAGATGGCATTACTTAGACACCCCGGAGATACCCATGCCAGACCCCTATCAGCAGGACATGACCGAGCTGAATTCAACCCTCAAAAACATCGGCACCCAGATCACCGACTTCAAATCGTCCTCAGCCGAGAAGCAAACCGAGTTCGGCGCCCGCCTCTTGGAAATCGAACAGAAGCTGGTGAATGTCAGCGCCCGCCGAGGCGCCAACGACGACTCCACCGACTCCAATGCCGTGACTACCCAGGTCGTGGCCGCTGATGGCATCACCGGCTTCAGGGCCGGGATGAAATCCACTGGCCAGATCAGTTGCAAAGTCGGCGTTCGTGCGGCGATCACCAACCCCAACAAGGGCGTCACTGGTTCGACCAGCTACCCAACCGCCCCGCAGCGTGACGGCGCCGGCATCCGTGGCATTCCGCAGCCGCGGCTGAGCTTGCTGGATGTGCTGCCGATCGTGCCGGTCACCAGCGCTACCTACGAGTTCGTTCGCCTCGACGGCTACATCAACGGCGCGGCCTACCAGAAAGAAGAAGGTGAGGAGAAGGCCGAAGGGTCGATGCCCACCAAAATGGAGCGGGCGGAGATCGCCACCATCGCTACCTGGATTCCGGCGAGCCTCCAGGTGCTGCAGGACAATGACCAGCTTGAGGGGCAGATCAACACGCTGATGAGCGTGGGGGTTCGCCAGAAGCTGGAGGCCGAGCTCATCAACGGCGACGGTGGGCCAGGTGAAATCCTCGGGTTCAAGAAGCAGGCAACCGCTGCTGGCATCACCACCGGCAAGCCAGCTGACCGCATCGGCGCAGCCCTCACTGACCTCAAGGCCGAAGGTTGGAACCCGAACGTCATCGTGATGAACCCGCGTGACTGGTTCGCCATCGAGAGCGAGCGCGCCGAGGATGGCGACGGCCAGTATGTGATTGGCACCCCGCGCGATCCAGCGCCGCCCAGCCTGTGGGGCACCCCTGTAGTCGTCACCAACGGCATGCCGCAAGGCGAGGCATTGATCCTCGATACCAGCGTGGCCGCGTTGCTGGACCGCCAGGAAGTGACCGTGGAGGCTAGCCGCCACGACGGCGACAACTTCCGCCGCAACATGGTGACCATCCTGGCAGAGCTGCGCGCTGGCCTGGCTGTGTTCGCTCCCACAGCTACTCGACTCGTCACGCTGGCCGGCACGCCGACACCGTAACAACGAGCGTGGGTTAGCTGTGAGTGCCACGACCTCCTAACCGCAGCAGTCGGAGCCCTTCTTTCCTTTGTGGGGTGATCCGGCACTGGCCCGCACTCGCGGGCCTTTTCATTCACACCGGAGAAGACCATGAGCCATACCCATCTACCCAAGCCAGTTCAACGAGCCCTCAACCAGATCGCCCACAGCCGCGCCCTGTTGCGCCAGATGGAAGAGCGTGAGCGGTTGAGCAAAGAGATCGATCGCCTGTTGGCCAGCGGCCTGAGCGCAGCCGAAGCGCTGGAGCAGATCCGGTCGGCGCCGCCGTACATCGCGCCGACCTACTGAGGGGGGCGGGTCGAAAGTCTGGAAGGTTCGCTGACCTAGACCGCCTAGGACCCCACGTACACATTTTTTCCCGTGTTAAAAAAAAGTTAAAACGAGGTTAACACCATGCCGAACGTGCATGGAGCTGGAAGCCACGGAAACAGAGGCATAGACGCCGATAGCAGCCGCTGGCGGGTGTTAACCGAGTTAACACCTTTAACCTCAAAAAGTTAACGCTTTAACTCCTGCGAGTTAACACCTGGAGGCTACCGCTGATGACTATTCAAACAGCTCCATCCACCTTTCAAGAGCGTTTCGCCCGAGCCTGCAACGTGGCCACCTTCACCATTGATAAGGGTGGGCCCAGCTATCAGCTGTGGGAAGTCGAGCACATCCAGGCCGGCCAGAGGATCAAGCTCGATGGCGTGTTCTTTACAGAGGAGGAAGCACGGATATCCGCCGACTTGCTGCGTGGCACCCTGCGCGGCGCTCTCGCTTCCATGTCGAGCTATGCGCCCAACTGGAACCCTGACCCTGCCCGAGAGGCCTCCATTCGCCTGGAGGCGTTACAGTGCCGCGAGATGCTCGCTCGGCGCTTGGGCGTGCACCTGGCTATGCCACAGGAGGCCGTGTGATGAATGCCGCCGTGATCGACTACGCACCAAAAACCAAAATCCGCTTGGGCGGCTTCTTGGGCAAGAAGTACGGCAAGCACCACCACTTCGTGCTGGATCGTGGCGACGCTCGAGAGGCCACCAAGGCGCTGGATGCCAACCACCCAGGCTTCGCCCGTGACCTGGCGGATTCTGAAGCGAAGGGGCTGCGCTTCGCCATTTTCAAGAATGGAAAGAACATCAGCGAAGGCGAACTTGACCTGGGCGGGGCCAGGGAGCTCTGGTTTGTCCCAGTGGTACATGGCAGCAAGCGTGGCGGGCTGCTGCAGACCGTTCTTGGCGTAGCGCTGATCGTCGCTGCTTCATTCGCCTCAGGAGGCCTTGCTGCCGGCCTGATGGGCGCCGGTATTGCTAACGTGGCCGGTGGAGTGCTGCAGATGCTAAGCCCACAGACCAGCGGGCTAAGCCACAGCGGTTCGCCCGAGAACATGGCGAGCTACGCCTTTGGCAGCGCCAAGAACACCACAGCCAGCGGCCTACCCGTGCCAATTTGCATCGGACACCGCCGCTGGGGCGGGGCTATCATCTCAGCCTCGATCGTGGCAGAGGACAAGGCTTAAAGTGAGCCAGGATCACTGCGAACATCCCGAGCTACGGGAAATTAGAGGTGTCCTCAGTTTTGAGGATACCTCGTCGCGCTGGAGAAGTTTGCATTTCCGCGTGCGTATCATTGGCCCTTTGCCGCTGCGCTCCGCGGCGGTAGCTGTATCGCTGACTCATTTCCACCAGACACTGCGCTGAGAAATTCTCGAATGCTCAACGCAGCTAGTGCGAAATGTCCCTTGGCCTGCCGACTAACAATAGGGCGACAAGCAGCGTTGGTTGCGAGGTAGTAGATATGACCGTCGTAATTCAGGAATACATGAGCCCGTGACTGCTTCCATTTATCGAGCAGCGACCCACGCATGATCCATTCCATGTGGTAGAAATCCCGACCACCAAAGCTTTCCTTTTTCGCTTCCTGAAAGCTCAAGCAGGTGCCGAAGCTGAACGCGAGAGACGGTGTTCTGTGCATATTCAGGAGCCAAAACATACGGTGTTCCCTGGAGTAGAATGTTTCTCTAGCCGAACGCTCTTCCTCGGAAATGTGTGAGTGCTGAAGCTCAAGTACGACACCTTTTGCTCCTTCGCCAGGGCACATCACATCGGCCCTATGGATCTCCTGGCTGTGGGGGTCGCGCATGAAGACCTCGCAATGCGCCGGGCGGAACAAGCTCTTCCACATCCTGTGCCATTCGCCCTCCGCTTCGCTCCACGGGTCACAGTCACCTCCCTTATGTCTCCAGTGCGCAGCGTTGAATTGCGGCATGACGGCGTTAAGTACCCCACCGCAACCCTCGCATGCCGTCCGCTCTCCCTTCTGGATAGGAGGCCGCTTTTCCCCATCGATCATCGCCGAAATCATGTTCCCCTCCCAGTGGCGGCCAATTGCTTCCATGGTAGGCGGTGCCCGTGCCGAGCTCAACAGAGCCCTATGTGACGATCGCTTGTAATGCAAAAATGACTGATGGCTGCCTCTGGCACCTCTTCTTCATCTCGTGATGACCGCTGGGTCGACGCGCCACGATCGTGTTGACTGCCGTCTAGTGGCAGATTGACACCGCACATCTTCCTAGCTATACAGCTCCTCTCAAGCACAGGAGTGGACCAGTGAAAGATCTACCGGAAGACTTGTTCGACTTCGCATTTTTCCCAGGTTGGGATGAAAAGCTTGACCAGCTTTCAGATTTGGCTGAGCCAGAAAACTGGGATTACCAGTTCACTGAGGCTGATGGTCGTAAGCCGATCTTAGGGAACTATCTAAAACACACATACAAGCGCCTTGCCAAAGAAGAAAAGGTAGAGTTGGCTGGGGACGGTCAGCATGTTACTTTTAATACAGGGCTAGTAACGCCTACACAAGAACCGATTTACGCCTTGTTCAACCAAAATCGTAACGTTGGAGCTAGGCAGCCTTGGTATTTTCAGCGGTTCGTACGCCGAGGTGAAGCCGACTTAAATAGTTTCGAATACCTACCGGAAATGGCTCATTATTTTGATGATCCAGCAGTGCTCGTGTTCGATCATCGGAAAGATTTCCGGGTTAATGTTGAGCATATAGTCTCTGAGAATAAAGAGCGTTTTCCTCATCCATATTGTGGTATGGAGAATTACGTTTTACAGTCCCTTCTGAAAGGCGTTATAGACAATGCCCGTGAGAGAGTTCGGCGCAATTATAAAACAGCTGTTCCAAATTTTTATAAAGGCAAAGTTCAGTTAATGCTTCCGCTGTGTATAGGCAACCCCGCCAAAGCTGATTTGGCGCTGGTGATTGAAGATCACAACACCTTCTATCGGGCTGCGACCTGTCTGATGCTGGACTGGGCCTACGGCAATGCTCGCTTGCTAGCTAAGCCGGACAAGGAGTGGTTGCAGCCATAAGTGAACAGTGGTGTCCTCAGTTTGAGGACACCCTTAGGCGAATATTAGTTTAGGATGTGAGTCAAGGCGGGTTTGGAGTCGCTCTCAACTAAAGCGCCGCTGGCATAAAATATTAATCTGAACCGCTCAGAGTGTTGAATAGCTCATCAATAGATGGCTCAGACTCCCGATAGGATCCTCTGCTTTCCTTCCAGCTCTCATAAGCATAAGAAGACTGTTCGTCATGATAAGCCTCGAGCTCACTAATTTTTTCAGAAATCCAAGTGCGTTCAGAGGAAATGTCAACATCTATTTGGTTGCCTAGAGTAATAAGGTCTTGCTCGAAAGACTCAAACTCTGATACTGAGCTGAGTTCTGAGAGCTCTTCCCTGAAGTAATCGTCTAGATATTGTTCAATTGCCTTTGCAAGAGTGTCAGAGCGCAAAGTGCTAGGACGCTTGTCAATGATATCTAGAAGTGAGCAAAGATCATTCGAGCGGACTTCATTCAGTGAGTGTTCCAGCAGGGTGTCTATGATAAGGTCTAGATAAAGATCTTTGAGGTTTGTGGGGAGGGAATTGCTTTTGTTTAGCTGCTTAAAGACATCGACGCCGCTGATTATATTGGCGGTTTTTTTTGACCATGAGTTTGTAAGAGATTTCAGGCAATTTAACGCAATTTTTTGAATTCTATCAGAGCTAATTGATGAGGTGATTTGCAAGACTGTCTCGGTTCTTGCTTCTAATGTATTAGAGTAATAGAAGTGAGTTTCGGGATTGTATTCAGTGGCAGGCGTTTTATTAATGATTCTATCGAGTGTTTTTGCCAGGTGATCCGGATCGCGTTTTAGTTGGCTCAAGAGCCTCCCGCTACCTTCTGCTTGAGCAAAAAACCACAGACGTCGAAGCTGAGGGAAGTTTTCGGTAGCATCTAATATATCGAGGAAGTTGGAAGTGTCTTCTCGAATTACTTTGTTCAACATGTCTAACACAGAAGGGTTGATGAATTCGATCTTGGCTCCTGGTCGAATGAAGGACCCATTTACTTCCGCTAGCGCCCTCCGCCAGTCTGATGGTTGAGTACGGAATCCGTAATGTACTGATCGAATAACATGGAGAGCGCTATACGATCTCTCCAAGTTTCTTACATCAGTTCTCCCGCCGCATAGGTAGAGCGCTAAAAGTACGGATCTAGCTGCATCACTAATTTGATTCTCGTAAGCGTGAGCCCAAATCTCAGCGGGATTGTCAAGCAGGTTTGTTATGAATTCTTGATAGTGTTCCGCGGGCACCGATTTGACTCGATAGTAAGATGATAACCATTCTATAAGTCTGGGATTGAATTTGGCATGCTTAACAATTTTGGTGTAGAAGCGATCCTTTAGAAGTGCTGATCTGTACTCTTTTGGTAGTTTGCTGAAATATATATGGTTATATAGGATTAGCGCCCGCTCGTGCTGCGAATAGTCCGATATCTCGAGGACGCAGTGCCTATCAATAATGGTGGAGTGCTTAAGCTTTTCCGATATTGAAATCGCTTGTCGTAAAATGTGTTCTCGCGTGGTCATTATGAGGGCTGAATTGGTGGAGCTTTGCACTAGCTCGATAAAGTCCAAGATCTCGCGGTCTTCGTTTCTTGTGAAAGACGAACCGCTCTCACCAAGGAAAGTGGCTCCAATAAAATCATCATAATAAAATATTTGCTTTATATTTTTATCATAGCGCTCTCGGGCGCTCCGGAACCCTTCTACAATGGATATAAGTTCGTAGCCCTGGTCGAGAAATTGGAAGATTAGCATTTTCGCTAAGGTTGTTTTGCCGACCCCTGGAGCGCCGGAGATGATTGCGACATGCTCTTTTTTAAGCATTGTCAGCGCCCTAGGGAATGCTGCGCTGCTTACATATCGCTGAATGTCTCGATGGACACGCTGTGCATCGAACTCGCTTTGCGTAATAGAGGCATTAAAAAGAACTCTATCTAGTACGATCTTACTTGCGAGCCAGAGTTTGTAGTGTGTAAGTTGGACTTTTGGGAACAGGGTTAGCAGGTTGTTCAGGTCGTCTCGGCCGATGATGTCACTTGTCGAAAGTATTGGGCCAAATATTTTTGTAATCGTGGACTTGTTTTCTGGGGTCAATCCTACCGATGTTACTAAGATATATCGATCTGGGCTCAGGTTTTGAGCCTTAATCGTTTCTTTTTTTAGGCTGCTCAACAATCCAGCGAAGCCGGTGCCACTATAGTGCTTACATTGCACAATTGTGTTTTTTGATCCTTGGGCAATCCGGAAGTCTATTCCGCCATCTCTTCCAGACTTAAAGGATTCAAGGGTGATCTGATCTCGAGCCTGAATAAGGTCTCGAGAAAGCACCTCGAAGTCATTTGGGGAAAGCTGTTGGAAATCATAGCTTGTCATTGGTGGCGTCCTTCCAGCCGGGCTCATCACGTTGCGCAGGTTGGCGCTTTTCGAGCGCGACCTTCAAATTTCAGTAGCGATCTTATTTTGACGTTCAGTTTAAAAAACTCTGAATTTAAGCATATCACCATCGTCACAGTGGGGGTATCTAAGGGGGTACATTGTGCCGCCATGATGCTCGAAGCATTATTAGAAGGGGCCTGCGGCTTCGTATTGACATCCCTAAAAAGAACAGCAAATCTACGATCGCCGCTGGGATCATGCTGACTGCACTGATCCGCAACTGGCGGCTTTCGGCGGAGTTCATCATCTTGGCGCCGACCAAGGAGATTGCCGACAACTCGTTCATCCCGGCCAAGGACATGGTCAACAACGACGACGAGCTGAAAGCGTTGTTGCACGTGCAGCCACACTTGCGATTGATCACTCATCGCGAGACTGGCGCGACCTTGAAAGTGGTAGCAGCCGATAGCGACGTGGTGGGCGGCAAGAAGGCAGTTGGTGTCCTGATCGACGAAGCCTGGCTGTTCGGCAAGAACCCGAAAGCGGCCGACATGATTCGAGAGGCTACCGGTGGCCTGCTGTCACGGCCTGAGGGCTTCATCATCTGGCTTACGACGCAGTCGAACGAGCCGCCAGCAGGCGTTTTCAAGTCGAAGCTGACCTATGCTCGGGGCGTGCGGGATGGTCGAATCGACGACAACCGCTTCCTGCCGATCATCTACGAATTCTCGAAGGAGATGATCAAAAGCGGAGAGGCGCGGAAGCCTGAAAACTTCCATCTGGTGAACCCCAACATTGAATACTCGGTCGATCGCCCCACCCTAGAACGCCTGTTCATGCAGGCTGAACTGGATGGCGAGGCTGAGCTTCGCGGATTTTTAGCCAAGCATCTCAATATCGAGATCGGCCTCGCGCTGATGTCGGACGCATGGGTCGGCGCGGAGTTTTGGGAGGCTCAAGCTGCTACTTGGCTGAACCTTGATGAAATCCTCACCAGGTGCGAGGTGGTCGATGTGGGTGGTGATGGAGGGGGTCTTGATGACCTGCTCGGGCTAGCAGTGATCGGGCGGGAGGCTGGTACCCGCAGGTGGTTCCACTGGGCTCACGCTTGGGCACATCCTTCTGTTCTTGAACGGCGCAAATCTGAGGCGCCACGCCTCAGAGACCTGGAGAAAGCAGGTGACCTCACCATCGTCGAGCGTATCGGTGACGACGTAGCGCAGTTCGCGGCTATTGTGGCCCGGGTCAATGCCACAGGTCTTCTAGATAAGGTGGGTCTCGACCCTGCAGGGATTGGCTCTGTTCTTGATGCCTTGGCGGATGCTGAGGTCGAGGAAGACAAGATCGTCGGCATCTCCCAGGGCTGGAAGCTCACCGGCGCAATCAAGACGACAGAGCGCAAGCTTGCCGAAGGCACGCTCCTGCACTGCGGCCAACCGTTGATGGCCTGGTCTTGCGGTAACGCCAAAGGGGTGCCATCGGCCAATGCGTTCTTGATTACCAAGCAGGCTTCGGGCACAGCAAAGATTGACCCGCTGATGGCTACTTTCAACGCCGTTTCTCTGATCAGCCTCAATCCTGAAGGCCGAGGGGGAATGGATAACTTCATGGCTGGCATTCGGGACCCACTGATCGCATGAACGCATTTCACTATTTCATCATTTGCGCGGTGTGCGGGTTCGGCCTAGCTTGCGCAGGAGTCTGGATTCTGGCGGGCACTGGCTGGGCCTTGCTCGCCGGCTCCGTCAGCCTGTTCAGCATCGCAGCGTTCATCCGCCGAGGGCTGAGCAGTGATTAAAACCCTCTCTCAAGCGCTCGGTACCGCTGCGGCCAAGCCCTCGGCGAGCATGAGCAGCTGGCTGGGCAAAACCATTCGTCTGTCGGACGGTGGGTTCTGGAGCGCCTTCTCTGGCGCCCAGTCAAGCAGCGGCAAGGCGGTCACAGTCGACAAAGCCATGCGCCTGTCGGCGGTCTGGGCCTGCGTGCGGATCATTTCCACCTCGGTCGCAGGCTTGCCGCTCAGCATCTACCGACGCCTCCCGGACGGCGGACGCGAGACGGCGCGAGACTTCCCGCTCTACGACGTGGTGCACAACAGCCCGAACGAGGACATGGCGGCTTTCCACTTCTGGCAGGCGGTTGTTGCTTCGATGCTGCTGTGGGGCAATGCCTATTGCGAGATTCACCGGGCCGGTGGACGGGTCATTGCCCTCGACTTCCTGATGCCTTCGCGGGTAACCCCGGAGCCGGACGACGATGGACGACTGCGCTACTTCTTCCAGCCACGCAAGGGGGCACGCCGGGAGATCGAGCGGGCAGATATGCTGCACATCCCGGCCTTTACTCTGGACGGCCGGATGGGTTTGTCGGCGATTCGCTACGGCGCGGACGTATTCGGCTCGGCCATGTCGGCCGACGATGCGGCCAACACCACCTTCAAGAACGGGATGATGCCCACCGTAGCCTTCTCGGTGGACAAGACGCTCAACCCTACGCAGCGTGCCGAGTTCCGCGACTACGTCAAGACGATCTCGGGTGCGCTGAATGCGGGTAAGAGCCCGGTGCTCGAGCAGGGCGTGAAGCCCGAGATGATCGGCATCAACCCGGCTGACGCTCAGCTGCTCGAGTCGCGTGGGCACAGCATCGAGGAGATTTGTCGTTGGTTCGGCGTGCCGCCCTGGATGGTGATGAAAACTGACAAGGGCAGCAACTGGGGCACAGGTCTTGAGCAGCAGCAGATCGCGTTCCTGACCTACTGCATCATGACGTACACGGCCCCCATCGAGCAGTGCGTCAATAAGCGCTGCATGACGGCAGTGGACCGGATCAAGCACTACTCGGAATTTTCGCTGGAAGCCTTCCTGCGCGCCGATAGTGCCGGCCGTGCCGCCTATCTGAGCACTATGGGCCAAAACGGCTACATGACCCGAAACGAGGGCCGGCACAAAGAGAACCTGCCAAGCATGCCTGGCGGCGACATCCTCACCGTGCAATCGAACCTGGTGCCGCTTGACCAGCTGGGCAAACAAAACGACAGCCAAGCCGCACGCGCGGCGCTGATGAACTGGCTCCAAAGCAACTCCGGGGAGTAACCCATGAAACACAAGATCCAGTCTCGCGGCCTGCGCAGCGAGATGAGCCCGCGTGCGCTCGACAAATGGAACCCCGCCATCCAGGCGGCCGTGGAAAACACATCGGAGACCATCACCATCTACGGCGTGATCGGCGAAGACTGGTACGGGGAGGGCGTGACCGTCAAACGCATCGATGCAGCGCTGCGTGCCATCGGGGACCGCGAGGTGACGGTCTATATCAACTCGCCCGGCGGCGATATGTTCGAAGGCATCGCCATCTACAACCGCCTGCGCGAGCACAGCCAGAAGGTCACTACCAAGGTGCTGGGCATGGCCGCCAGCGCGGCTTCGATCATCTACCTAGCCGGTGCTGAGCGCCAAGTGGCCAGCAGCGCCTTCCTGATGATTCACAACTGCTGGACCTTCCTCTCCGGTAATCGCCACTACCTGCGCGACGTATCGGACGACATGGAAGAGTTCGACGCCGCCATGGCCGACCTTTATGCCGAGACCAGCGGACAGTCCGTCGAGGACATGGCCGAGCTGATGGATGATGAGACGTTCATCCGTGGTAAGCGCGCGGTGGAGTTGGGGCTGGCCACCGGCCTGCTGGCCGCGACCGAGGTCACCGAGCGCGAGACCGAGGAGGTCGGCCAGGCCAATGCACTCAAGGCCATGGACGCAGCCCTGGCCAAGGCCGGCATGCCGCGCTCCGAGCGCCGCGAACTCTTCGCCACTTTCAAATCTGGCATGCCTCGCGCTACCAGCGGGAACACGCCGCGCGCTGTTCCGACCGGCACGCCAAGCGCTGCCGCGCCAGACCTCTCCGCCTCACTGAGCGCGGCAACCAATCTCCTCAATTCTCTTAAAGGAAAGTGACCATGGACTACGAAGCCCAAGTCAAGGAATTCAACGCCACCCTCAAGGGCATTGGCGACCAGATCAAGGCCCAGGCCGAAGCCACCGAAAAGCAGATCAAGGCCTCTGGTGAGATGAACGCCGAAACCCGCGCCAAGGTCGACGAGCTGTTGACCAAGCAGGGCGAGGTGTCGGCGCGCTTGCAGGAAGCCGAGCAAAAGCTGGTCAACGCCAGCCGTGATCGCGGCAACCAGGACGAGCCGCAGAAGTCGGTCGGCGCTCTGGTGATCGGTAGCGAAGAAATGCAGGACATGAACTCGTCCTTCCGCGGCTCGCGCCGTGTGTCCGTGCCGCGTGCGGCAATTACCACTGCAACCGGCGGCGACTTGGTGCCTGCTGAGCGTTTGGGTGGCGTCGTTGCTCCCCCTCAGCGTCGGCTGACCATTCGCGATTTGGTGGCGCCTGGCCAGACCGAGTCGAACTCCATCGAGTACATTCGCGAGACCGGATTCACCAACAACGCGCGTACTGTCGCGGAGAACACCGCCAAGCCGTACTCCGACATCACCTTCGCACTCACCACCGCGAACGTACGAACCATTGCCCACCTGTTTAAGGCTAGCCGGCAGATGCTCGACGATGCCAAGGCGCTGCAGAGCTACATCGATGGGCGCGCTCGTTACGGCCTGAATATGGCGGAAGAAGCCCAGCTGCTTTACGGCAACGGCACGGGTGCCAACCTGCAGGGCCTTGTCACGGTCGCACAGCTGTATGCGCCGCAGGCCGGTCTGACAGTGGTGGGTGAGCAACGGATCGACCGTCTGCGCCTGGCGCTGCTGCAAGCTGAGCTGGCCGACTTCCCTTCGGATGGCATCGTGTTGAACCCCATCGACTGGGCGGCCATTGAGCTGACCAAGGATGGCGAGGGCCGGTACATCATCGGTCAGCCTCAGGAAGGCACCAACGCGAAACTCTGGAATCGCCCGGTGGTTTCGACTCAGGCCATGACCCAGAACGACTTCCTGGTAGGCGCCTTCAAGCTCGGCGCGCAGATCTTCGACCGCATGGAAATCGAAGTGCTGATCTCGACCGAGAACGATAAGGACTTCGAAAACAACATGGCGACGATTCGCGCCGAGGAGCGCTTGGCGTTCGCGATCTACCGCGACGAAGCATTCGTTACTGGCCCCTTGGTCACGCCTTAATCAACCTTCCGCAACGCGGCGCCAGAAATGGCGCCCCAATGGAGCAATCCAATGGCACGTAAACAGGAAACACCAGCCTCCACGGCTGAGGCGACGAATCCGGTCTCGACCGTTGACTCCACTCACGGCGCGCCTGAAGGTGATTCGCCTCTTTCGCCGGCCGCGGCGCCCCTTCCAGCAAGCGGTGACCCGGGCGACTCGGGTGCTCCTACAACTGCTCCAGCTCCAGGGGAAGGCCCAGGCGTTGTGCCGGCAGAAGGACAAGCAGTCGCCGGTACTGGCTCGGATGTCGTTACGGGCGACCAAGGTGATAGCTCCGGCATCGCCGCGACTGACGCTGCGTTATCCAAAGAGGCCAGTCAGGCCGCGTCAGCCTTGGCTGATAGCGACACCGCCGCTGGTCAGTTGGCACAAGATGGCCAGGCCAACCCTAACCCTGCGACTCTTCAGATTTATCCGCTTCGGTCTTACATGGATGAAGGCGAGCTTCGTCGTCGTGGCGGGCCTGCTTATACGGTGCAGCGCCGGCATGCGGAGGAACTGGTACAGCGGAATCTGGCATCGCTCGAACCGCTGAAGGAATAAGGGTATGTCGGTCATCAGCTTGACCATTGCTCGGCATCATCTCCGAGATCCTGACGATGATGATGAATACCTGGTGCTCCTGATCGAGGCGGCCGAAGGGCAGGCGATGGACTATCTGAACCGTCGCTTCTACGCAGACCAGCAGGCGCTGGATGAAGCTATCGCTGCCGACGATGCCGGCGAGTCTCCCATGGTCTGCAACAAGCAGATCAAGGCTGCCTGTTTGCTGATCCTCGGCCACCTTTACGCCAACCGCGAGGACGTTGTGACCGGGACGATTGCCACCGAACTGCCGCAAGGTTCGAAGGCGCTCCTGACGCCGCATCGTATCGGGTGGGGCATATGAGGGCCGGACCGCTGCGTCATCGGCTGCAGGTGGCTCATCGACACGAGGAGAGGAATAGATCCGGGGGCGCCACAGTGACGTGGCTGCCAGCTGCTCGCCCTGAAATGTGGGGTGAGGTTCGCACCCCAAGCGGTCGGGTCATTGCGGTTGCTGAAAAGCTGAGTGCTGTTGTAACCGCCGAAATCATCGGCAGGCCGCGCCCAGATATCGTCGCAGGATCGCGCCTGACACGTCGGGGGATCACCTACCAGGTTGAGGCCGTGTTGCCGGACAACGAAAACTCCTTGATGAGGCTTCTCTGCTCATCGGTACCTAACCCATGAGGTGAATAATGAAAATTCGAGCACTAGGCCCGTTGACGGGCGCATCCGGTGAGCGGGAGAAGGGCGAAGAGTTCGAGGTCGACAAGGCCTATGGCGAAGGCCTGATTGCCCGCGGCTATGCCGTAGAGGTCACCGAAAAGGCCGAGAAGTCAGCGAAGGCCGCCCAGGCCAAGGAGTAGTCCATGGCTCGCCGGTCAAGCATCCGTGGTGATATCCGGCTGCGCCGGACATTGCGCAACATTCACAAGACCATGGACAACGAGCTACAGCCCGCGATGCTGGAGGCGGCGAATCGTATCCTGGAGACGCAGCGGCAGATGATGCCCAAGGACACCGGCGCGGCTGCTGCGGCGCTAAAGGTTTACGTCTCGCCCAGCGGTCTGGATGCGCAGATCGGGATACGTGGCAAGCGGGACAACCGGCGATTCTTTTACCTGCGCTTCATCGAGTATGGGACCAAGGGCTACATCGGTGGCAAGCGGGCAGGGGATCGCAACCGACGCGTTACCAACAAGAGCGACGGCACCCACTTTTTCGGCAAGTATCCGGACATTCCGGCCCGGCCAGCACACCCATGGCTGCGCCCATCAATGCAGGTCAACCGAGAGTATGTGATGGCCGATATTGAGGCCGCTGTGCGCCGAACGCTGCGCAAGGCAAGCCAGGGGGTAGGCAATGGCTGACCCATCGCTGGCCCTGCAAGAGGCCATCTTCGCCCGGCTACAAGCTGAGGTCAGCTGCCCGATCTACGACGGTGCGAACATCAACACCCCGATGCCCTATGTGTCGATCGACCGGGAGATCTCGGTAAATGCCAGCCCTATCTCTGGGCGCAAGCGCGAGACGCGCCTGATCTACCTGTCGGTCTGGTCCGATGCCGTTGGCCAGGCCGAGGTGAAGCGCATCAACGGCGAGGTCATCGCCGCCCTGGATGAGCGCCGGCTGCCACTGGAGGTGGGACGCGCGGTTTCCGTGCGAGTCGAGCAGGCCGACGCTCAGCGGGATGCCGACGGTATCACCTACCAGGGCTCGATCACCGTCCGCGTGATCACCACCCACTGAATCACCCACTGGCCGCGCTGCGGCTTCTATCCAACGTGGCTTTGGAGGATCACCCATGCCCGCAGAAGACAACCTCAATACAGCCGCCGGCTGCCGCCTTTTCATTGGCAGCAAGACCGGGGCGACCACCAAAACCGAGTTCGAGGCCGACACCTACGTGCGTGTTGGTGAGATCGAAGACCTCGGCGAGTTCGGCGACACCTTCAGCAGCGTGACATTCACGTCGCTCGAGGATGGGCGGGTGCGCAAGTACAAGGGCACGGCTGACGCCGGCGACATGACCATGACCGTGGGTCTGGATAACGGTGATGCTGGCCAGAACGCGGTCAAGACCGCCCACAAGGATCGCAGCAAGGGCGATTACAACATCAAGGTCACCCTCAACGACGGCGACCCTGATGCCACCCCGGCCATCAGCCCGACCACGTTCTACTACCGAGCGAAGGTAATGAACAACACCGTGGCCGCCGGCGCTGCTGACAACGTGGTGCGCCGCAACATCACCTTTGGCATCAACTCGGAAATCCTCGAGTTGCTGCCGGCCCCTGTAACCCCATAAGTGCCCGGGGCTTTGGCCCCGGCTTCACAGGACCTGCCTAATGAACAATACGCTGCACGGTACCGTTACCGTCAAGCTGGGTGATGAAGAGTTCACCCTGACCCCAACCCTGAAGGCTGTGCGGGCGATCGAGAGCCGATTTGGCGGCCTGCGCGGTGCTTCCCAGGCGATCAACTCGCTCAGCGTCGACGGTTGCGCGGCCATCCTGGTTGCCGGCGCCGGCCTTGACGAGAAGGCCGCCAAGGCAGTGCCAGAGCAAGTCTGGCAGCACGGCGTTCTCGATGTGTCAACGCAGCTGAACGCCTACCTGGTTGCGCTGTACAACCCACGCGGCAAAGAGCCGGGAAACGACCAAGCCGGGACGGCGTAAGCGTCATCGAAGACGGAAGTTACGTTGACCGGCTTTATTCGATTGCTACGGGTTGGCTGGGCTGGGCGCCGGATGTTGCTTGGTGCACGCCGCTGCCTGAGCTTTTCATGGCACTTGATGCCCGGCTCGAATGGTCGCAAATGACCAACCCCTTCGGCAAAGGGAAGGCCCAAGGCGCCAAGCAGAAACCTAGCGCCTCGACAGTTGCCGACAAGCTGCGCCAAGCCCTTACTGGGCGCGCGCGGTCCTGAATGTATCTGCCTCTATGGTACATTCCCTGGCTCATCAAGGAGGCACCATCACATGAAGAGACTGTTTGTCCTACTGGCCGCGTGCGTACTGGCAGCATGCACTACCTATGGTAAGCCGGTTACCCAAGCGCAGCTGGATCAAATTAAGCAGAGCGTAACCACTAAAGAGGAACTGCTGAGCAGTTTCGGGCAACCGCTTGCCACGACAAGAAACTCTGATGGCACTCAGGTCTTGTCCTGGGGCTATACGAAAGTCGGCTTTGCTGGTTCTAGCTACGAAAACCAAGGCTTGAGCGTTGTTCTTGATGCTACGGGCAAGGTTGCTAGTTTCACCACCACTGACATGGCAAATCCCTACAAATAGCCACGACAACTTTCAACGAGCCCGGCCATGTGCCGGGCTTTTTCGTTTATGGAGAGCGGAATGGCCGACCAACAAGTCCAGGGGATGCTGGTCCAGATCGAGGCGACCACCGCCCAGCTGCGTCGGGAGTTGGCCAATGCGGATCAGTTGGTCGCGCGGTCATCCCAGGCGATTGACCAGAGCCTGGCCAAGGTCGATTCAGCTTTTGATCGGGCAGGCGCAGCAGCGCAGCAAGCCGGCACTCTCATGCGCGGCGCTTTCGCGGCAGTGGCCGGCGCCGGTCTGATAGGCGGCATCATCCAGCAAGTTGATGCCTACGGGCAGATGTCTGACCGGATGAAGGCTGCAGCTGGTAGCGCAAGTGAGTACCAGTTGGTTCAAGGCCACCTGCTACAAACTGCGCAGGAAACCTACCGTCCTCTGGCTGAGGCGCAAGAGCTGTACATCCGCACTGCTGACGTTATGCGTAGCCTGGGCTTTAACACCCAAGAGACGCTGGATATCACGGATAGCTTCAGCTTTCTGCTGGTGACCAACGCGGCTGCTGCAGATAAAGCCGGGTCGGCCTTGGATGCCTATTCGAAGGCGCTGCAGACCGGTAAGGTAGAGGCGGATGGCTGGGTGTCTATTCAGGACGCCATGCCGACCATCGTCAATGCGATTGCCACCGCCACCGGCAAGAGCGCCGAGGAGATCCGGAAGCTCGGCGTCGAGGGCAAGCTGTCGCTCGATTACATTAATATCGGCCTGCTGCGCAACGTGGAGGTCAACCGCAAGGCTGCGGCCGACATGTCCACCAGCGTGCAGGACGCGATGGTGAACATCAGCAACGCCATTCAGGCATTCCTGGGTGGCATGGAAGAGCAAACCGGCATAGTCGCAGGCTTTGCGAACGTGCTGATTGCGCTGGCGAACAACGTCGACCTTGTGGCCGTGGCCATGGGCGGCGTCGGTGCAGCTGCGCTGACCAACTACGTTGTGAAAACTGGGTTGGCCGTGCAGGCAGCGCGGGCTGACCGGGCAGCACGAGTTGCCCAGGCTGAGGCAACACTACAGGCGGCGATAGCAGATCAGCGGAAGGCTCAGACGGCTACCATTCTCGCTGAGCGGGAAGCGATTGCGGCGCGAGGCACCGCAGTTCAGACCCAAATGTCCATCCAGCTTGCGACCGCGCGGACAAAGGAGGCCGCCGCAACCGCCGCAGTAGCAACCGCTCAGTCTGGCTTGAAGGCTGCTTCGGCAGGTCTGCTTGCAGGCCTGGGAGGTCCGATGGGGCTGGCAATCCTCGCCGGCACCGTAGCGGCAAGCTTCCTCTTGCTGCGTGACAACGCGGACCAGGCTGGGGTCAGTCTGGAGGACATGCAAAAGCCCGTATCCCAACTGCGGGAGGAGTTCCAGAAGCTCAACCAGGACCAGCGCGAAGCTGGCTTGGTGAAATGGCAGCAGGAGCAGATCAACGCTACGGACAAGGTCAAGGATGCCTACGGAGAGCTTGCCCAGGCCATCCGCTCTGCAACAGTGACAGCACCTGTTCGCGACTCTGGCGGCCAGTACAACAAGCAGCTGGCCGAGTACCAGGGGATCATCGATCGGCTGAACGAGGCTCGCTCCTCTGGTGCCGACCTTGCCCCGATCCTGAAGGAAGTGAGTAATCGCCTGCAGTTGCCGGCGGCTACGTTGCAGGGCTGGATCACCCAAGCCGGCGCCGTCAGCGATGCTGATCAGCGCTCAGGCCTGATTGCCGAAACCTTGCGTGTCCTCACTGGGGTCACCAAGGAAAACACAGTAGCGACCGAAGCGAACAATGCCGCGAAGAGCGGCATGAGCAGCGCTGGCCAAACTTACCTGGAAACCCTGCAGAAACAGCTCGGCGGCCTGCAAGACAACAATGACGCGATCAAGATCGCGAACCGCTACATCGCCGAGAATGCGGACCTCACCGAAACAGATCGCCAGGCCATCCTGTCGGCAGCTAATGCCATCGAGGCGCAGAAAAAGGCCAATGACAAGGCGAACAAGTCCAAGCGCGAGGGGGAATCAAAGTCTGAGCAGGCTGCCAAGAAGCAGCTGACGGATTTCAAGGCGGCGGAAGAGGGTTACAAGCGCCAGATCGAGCTGATCAACACCACTGGTGACAAGCAGAAGAACGCCACGGAAGTCGCGAAACTCTCCTTCGAGCTTCAGGAGGGCAAGCTCGGCAATCTGTCGAAAGCCCAGCAAAAGCGCCTGCTTGAGTTGGCCGCCGAGCTGGATACCCTGAACAAGATCAAGAAGGCCAACGAAGACGATCTAAAGCTCAGCGCTTTCAAGGCTGCTCAGCAAGCCGGCACGCAGTCGGCGGTAAATGGCTATGCCCAAGAGCTGGCCGGAATTGGCCTGGGGGACAAGGCCCGCGACCGTATGCGGTCTGAGCTGGCATTGCGTCAGAAGTATGTCGAGGACCTCCAGTCCCTGAATGAGCAGCGGAACACCGGGCAGATTGAGCCGGAGCTGTATGCGAGCGAAACACAGGTCCTTCAGGAGGAGCTGGACAAGAGGCTGCAAGCTCAGCAGAACTACTATGCGGCGATTGACGAGCAGCAGTCCAACTGGATGAACGGCGTTCGCGAAGCGTGGGCGAACTTTGCCGACGAGGCACAGAACTACTCAGCCCAGGCTGCCGATCTGACCAACAGCACCCTTGGCAGCGCCAGGGGTGAACTGAGCACGTTCCTCAAGGATGTTGCCACCGGAGCGGAGGATGCTGGCGATGCTTTGAACAACATGTTGGGCGGGTTCGCAGAATCTGTCCTCAACGCGCTGACCGATATGGCGGCGCAATGGCTGGTTTACCAGGGCGTGCAGATGCTCGTCGGCAAAACTACGCAGGCAAGCTCAGCAGGCATGCTAGCTGCGAATGCTCAGGCCACCGCACTTCAAGCTGGTCTTGCTGCGTTCGCTTCAACTGCGGCAATTCCTATTGTTGGTCCGGCCTTGGCACCTGCTGCCATGGCTAGTGCATTGACCGTCGCTACGCCGCTTGCATCCGCCGTTGGCATGACGGCCATGGCCGGTGTCGGCTTTATGGATGGTGGCTATACGGGGCATGGTCGCAAGGATGAGGTAGCTGGTCCGGTGCACCGGGGTGAGTACGTTTTCGACGCCGAGGCTACAGCGCGGATTGGTGTAGGAACGCTGGAGGCCATCAGCAATGGGCGTGCTGCTTTCATCGGCGGTCCTGGCGGTTCATCGGAGGCAGTGGCGGATACTCCTGTAGCGGCGGCATCGCCCTCGCCAAATCTCAACGTCCAGGTTCTCAACTACGGAAATGACAAGGTAAGTACTCGCATGGATGGGGATCAGCTCAAGGTCATCATCGCCGCTGTTGACGACCATATTTCTTCCGGCATGAGGACTGGCCAAGGAAAAGTAGCCAAGACGTACGAGTCGACTTACAGGAACCAGAGGGTTGGAAGATGACCGCGATTGCAACCTTGTACGCCTCTGGCGGCAAGGCGTGGATCATTCCAACCATTGAGCTTCGCTGTGCCTCCTGGCCTGGCCCCGTGTACATCTGCTCGGCGTTTGAGGATCTAGTGGCCACGACCGAGGAGGGCGTTCTAGCGACGTTCACGGCGACCGCCTTCGATGCCGCGCTGCCAAAACGCGATAACAGCGGTAACCAATCGCTGACCTTCGCTATCGACAACGTGACTGGCGTGGCTCAGCAGCTGATTGATAAAGCGCTGGATGCCAGGGAGAAGATCACCATGATCTTCCGCATTTTCCTGTCTTCCGACTTGTCCGCACCGGCGGAAAAGCCATACCGCATGAACGTGCTGAGCGGTTTCATGGAAGGGGCCAGCGTGCAGCTGCAGGCTGGCTACTTCGACTTCGTCAACCTCGCCTGGCCAAGACGCAAGTACACCTTGGATTTCGTTCCCTGCCTTAGGTACACCTGATGTTCGATCAATACCTCACCGCCACCTACGAAGATGGCGGGCGCGGCCCTGCGCGCTTCGATTGCTGGGGAATGACCCGGTTGGTGCGCCACCAGGTGTACGGCCTGCCGTTGTTGCCGAGCTGGGGGTACGTGCGCAACACCATGCCTAAGGAGTTCACTCGGGCCGTAAACCTTGAGGCATCTGCGATGGAGCGCTGCGGGCCGGAGGTAGGAGCTATTGCCTGCGTGTGGAGGGGCGACATCTGCATTCACGTTGCGCTGATCGTCGAGGTGGAGGGCCGGTTGCACGGCCTAGAGATGAAGCCCAGCGGGGCAACCATAAAGCCGCTTCGGCGTTTTCAAGACCAGTATCTGAAAGTGAGCTACCACCGTGATCGAATTCTACCCGAGCAAGCTTGAGGGATCTCCACTGGAGCGCCACAAGACCGATCAGGTTATGACTATTGAAGGGTGGCTGTTCCAGAACGTTCCAGGCTATACGCCGCGTCAGTCGCCGCCTATCAGCGTCGAGTTGAACGGTGTGTTCATCAATCCCGAGCGTTGGGCGAAGACCGACTTTTCACCCCAAGATACCGTTTGCATTTATCCAGAGCCGAAGGGAACCGGGCTGGAGGTCGCGTTGTGGGCTGTGGTTGCCGCAGTGGTTGCCGTCGGCGTGGTGATGATGACTCAGAGGCCTCTGTCCACGCCAAGGAATCAGGGTCGGTCAGGGCAGAACCTGAACCTGGCCAAGACAACGGGTAACCAGGTCAAAGTGGGTGACGTTATACGCGAGGTTGCGGGCAGAACTCGCATCTTTCCGGACTATCTGGTCCCCCCTCGGCATCACTTCGTCAACGAGACGGAACAGTGGGTTGAGCTATTGCTGTGCGTTGGCGTCGGAGAGTTCGAGATCAATCCCACGGACGTCAAGATCGGCGACACCACGCTCGCTTCGCTCGGCAGCACTGCGCGATACAAGGTATACGGACCAGGTGAGTCACTGGCCGCCGAGTCAGCCCGGTTGTGGTGGCATAACTCGACCGAAGTCGGTGCGACAAACACCGGATCTGGCGGCCTTACCCTCACCAACACCACTCAAGTTGCACAGCAGTTCAGCGGCAATGCTCTGCTGGCTGCCGATCTGGTGCTGAGCGTTCCAGACGGAGCGGGCTGGTTCCCGTTTGGCTGGGATAGCGGCATGATCGCGCGCGTTGAGTTGCCTTACCCGTATACCTTCACTACCCCGATTGATGGCAGCGCGACCATCGTCAGCGGTCCGTATCTGCCCATGCTGCAGGCGTTCGCCGGCATGCGGATCGAGATCGCTGGCGCCAATGCTGGCAACTATGTTGTTGCGAGCTATGAGCCTGAGGTGCCCGGTACCCCGGCCGTGCCTGGTAGCGCGTCAATGGTCACCGGAAGCGCGGCGCCTGCTCGTTTCAACTTCGATGTGGTGTCGCTGAGCTTCACTGTATCGCGAGGAGCGAGCAGCTTTCCGGTATCTCTGAATACGAACGTTACAAACCTTGCAGGCCTCGTTTCGGCGGTGAGTGCGTCACTGTCCGGTACCGGTCTGGTGGCCAGCGCTTCCTCCGGGAGGCTGCGCATTGCAGAGCAGGCCGCGCCATTCACCGGCTCGCCGTTGTCTATCACGGGTTCTGTCACTGACATCCTCGGTTCGAGCCCTGCGTTCGTGACGGGCGTTAAGACAGAGGCGGCCGCGGATGGGCAGTACGCCCGCATGACCATGGCTTATGACGGTGGCGCTCCGGCGGTGGGGCTGCAGCCAGGATCGCTGCTGGCCACGATTGGCTATAGGGGACTGCGGTACCGGATAACGGAAGTCTCCGATGACTCAGTGGAGGATGACGGCGCCACCCCAGAGGACGAGAGTCATGGGCCGTCGGCGATTACGGTCGTTCGATTGACTGATACAGGTGCAGTGGACGATGACTGGTTGGGCTTCGACGCGATGCAAACCAGCGATGTATCGGTTGTGCTGGACTCTTCCACAACTGAAGGCGACTGGGCCGGATCGTTCGCAGTCTGCCCCGAGAATGAGGTTGTCCGTAGCGTTGAATTGGACTTCTTCTTTCCCGCTGGCCTGATTGCCTACTCGAAGAAAGGGCGGCAGGTTGAAGTAACCGTCAAGGTCGAGGCCCAGTATCGCGACATCAACACCGCCGAGAACTGGACAAGCGTTTTTTGGACGTTCAAGGCGGCTCGTCGAGATCAGATCGCATTCACCCGGGCCATCAACTTTCCTACCTACATGAGGGGGGAAATGAGGGTTCGCCGAATCGGCGAGGAGTCGTCGGACAGCAATCAGCAAGACCGTGTGCAGTGGTATGGGCTCAGGGCACGCATTGATAAAGCCCCGCTGCGTTATGAGGGAGTCACCACGATCGCGGTGTATGCGCGCGGCGGCACCAAACTTTCGGCTCAGTCCGAGAGCCAGGTGTCGCTGATAGCCACCCGCAAGCTCCCTGTCTTGGTCAATGGCGCCTGGTCGGAGCCAACGGCTACCCGCGATATCGCGCCGTGGGCGTCTTATGTTTCGAAGTCGGTTGGGGCGACAGATGATGACGTAGATATCGAAGAGTTCGTGCGGTATGGCGCCATTTGGCACAACCGCGGGGACTACTTCGACTTTTCAGTGGAGGAGGCGGGCACGGTCAAGGAAGTGCTCAACGATGCTCTCAAAGCTGGATTTGCAGAGTTCACGCTTGAGCGAGGCCGGATTACTCCGGTGCGTGATGAGCCGCGCAGCCAGATCAAGAACATGTACACGCCGCAGAACATGAACGGATCCCTCAAGCGCTCATTCACCCTGCCTGCGCCTGACGATTTTGACGGTGTTTCCATCAAGTACCGGGACCAGAGGACCTGGGCTGAAGAAACGGTGAAGTGCAGGCTTCCAGGTGACGCCTTTCAGACGGTCAAGGAAATCACACTCGATGGGGTCACAGATCGCGACCGTGCTTGGCGCTACGGCATGCGTCAGCGTCGGGCCCAGGTCTATCAGAACAAAAGCTATAGCTGGGGTACTGAGCTCTCCGCGCTGAACAGCGGTTATCTCAACTATGACGCGGTGGCCGATGACATTCCTGGCTATGCGCAGTCATCAATCATGACGGACTTCTCCGCAGGAGAGGGGCCGGTAGTGATCGAAAGCAGCGAGGCTTTTGTTTGGAGCGAAGGGCAGACACATGTTCTTGCAGTGCGCCGGCCAGACGGTTCGATCAGCGGTCCGTGGGCTGCGTATCGAATAGATGACTACCGCATCGCTATCCAATCTATCGACTTTGTGCCGGATCTTTCCCAGCAGATTGAGCCGCCTCACCTGCTGTTCGGGATTTCGACACGGTGGTGCTACCCGGTTCTGGTGACCTCAATAGAGCCAGGTGATTACTCGGCGGAAATGGAGGCCATCAACTACGACGTTCGCGTCTACGCAGACGATGACAATTTTGCTCCCGAGGATGCTTGAGGATGCTGTTACTTCCTGATGGTCTTCCGTTGCCAGTTGCTGACGGCTACGGCTTCAAGCCAGTCAGCCCAATAGTTCGAACAACGATGGCGAGTGGCAGGGCAATGCAGCGTCGCCGGTTTGGCAGCGTTCCAACCATCCTGCGAGTAAGTTGGATCTTGTCGACCGAGGAAGCCAAGTTGTTTGAGGGGTGGTGTAAATGGGAGATCGGCTGGGCAGACTGGTTTCTTTGTCCCATCAGAACACCTTTAGGGCTTAGGCCGACCCGCTCCAGATTCACCGATATTTACGAAGGCCCAGAGTTTGCCAGTGATGATCTGTGGCGATACACGGCCTCCTTGGAGCTGTTTGAGTTGCCCATTGTCGATGAGGCTGCTTTCGCAGAGTTGCTCCTCGGGATGCCTTTGCCGGTCATGAACGCAGCTCTAACTGCCGAGCTTATGCGTTGGTACACCAAGTCTTGGCCTGGAGCCCAGATCAATTGAATGCTCGCCCGCTCATGCGGGTTTTTTTTCGCCTGGAGTTTCTATGAGCGTAGCTACCGACAATCAGCTGTTCCATGGGCTGGTGACCACTGCCAACGCGCTGTTCCTATCTGATGCTGACTTCGTCACGATCAACGGCATCACCAAGCCAACCCTAAAAAAGATCTACGCAGAATTTCTCGCGAGCATTGGCACCTACACCACTGTTGCCGAGGGCCTGACTAAGACCAATGGAACCGGTACGAACAACCGATTCTTCACGGTGCCAGGTACTGGTGACGTGTTCGAGACCCGCTACCGGAACGACGCCGGGGTCGCGGTTGAGATATCGTCCCTGCTGTCCTGGCTGGCCGATGCCCTGACCATCAACCGGGGCAAGGCGTACCCGCTCCGCCAAATGAACCGGGGCGGCGTCACCTCACCGGCAAACGCAGTGATGAATCGCGTCCTGCTGAACTGCGAGATCATTGGCGCCGAGCCAGGGAAGTACTACCTGATCTCGCTGCAAAAGAACGGTGCTACCGGGCTTGTGGGGGCCTATGAGTTTGGCTGGATCCTGCTCGAAGCGGATGCTGCCACCTACGCGACGACCGGAGCATTTACGCAAATTCACTCGTTGGTCGATCCTGCCCCCGACATTAGCCGGACTGGTGGGGTCCAGACGATCACGGTAACCCCCCAGCTCCGTCCAGATATCAGGTTCAAGATCACCCTGGATGCCGCGGCGCTTCCTGCGGCAGGAACGGCTATTGACTCGAACAGTACGGGCGCTGCCGGTCGAAGCTGGATCGTTGATCCATCGAGGTACTCAGCCCCTCCAATCGTTAAAGATGACGCGCTGACGCTAAATATTGGCAAGAGCTTGCCGCTGCGATCGATGAGCCGTGGTGGGGTGACATCTATACCCAACCCGGTCATGAATCGACTGTTGCTGAAATGCGAAGTGCTCGGTGCTGTTGCGGGCAAGTACTACCTGATCAGCCTTCAAAAAAACGGCGCGCCAGGTCTCGCCGGCAGCTTCGAGTTCGGCTGGGTTCTGTACGAAGCGGACGCCTCGACGTATGCGGCGACCGGCACCGTGACGATGATCCATACCTACTCCGATCCGGCTCCCGACATCAACCGAACCGGGGGCATCCAGACCATCACGGTAAGGCCGGCCCTCCGGCAGGAGATGCGGTTCCAAATTACGCTCGACGCCGCAGCCCTGCCATCTGTAGGCGTGCCAGTTGACTCCAACAGTTCGGGTACGCCTGGTCGGAGCTGGATTGTCGATCCATCGTGCTACGTGGACGCGCCGTATCTGAAGGATGATGCGCTGACCATCAACAAGGGAAAAAACTATCCCCTTCGGCCAATGGCGCAAGGCGGTGTGACTTCGCCAGTAAACACAGTGCTTAACAGTTTCCTGTTGAACTGTGAGGTTTCAGGTGCGGATCCGACCAAATACTACAAGGTTGCGTTTCAAAAGAACGGCGCTCCCTTGTTCGGTGATTACACCTACGGCTGGATTTTCCAAGAGTCTGACCGGGATGACTATGGCGCTGTAACTGACAATGTGGTGATCCACAACTACAGCGATCCTGCACCTGATATTGACCGTAACGGTGGCGTCCAAACGCTCATTATCACGCCGAAGAGTCGTCCCGGTATCAAGTTCAAGCTGACCATCGACGCCGCAGCCTTGCCGGCTCTTGGCGTTGCGATCAACGCAAACACCTCGGGTGCGAGCGCAAGAAGCTGGATTGTCGATCCATCGCGGTACACCTACGCGAACGCATCGGCTACGTCGAAGCAGCTGCAAGCCGGCCGGATGTGGGTGGAGGGCGAGACCACCGGCAATAACTTCGACTTCATTTGGTCGCATGGCGCCGGTCAGATGTTCATGCAGAAGTTCGGTCCCAACCAGATCAACCAGCTTTTCAACTTCAAGGGCTGGCGCATCGCGCCGCTAACGACCGTTGAATCGGCGGCATGGGAAGACCTTGGTGGGTGGAGCACAGACTGGCTTCCGCCCATGGTAGTGCGTGCGGTCAACAATGGGGACGGTGGAGCCAAGCAGTACACGGGCGGCGGCCACTGGAATGAGGTTGAGCTGACAAAGCCTACCGCGCGGATGGTGAACCTGAAGTGCTCCATCAATGGTCAGGAGATGGCCGCCGAACAAACCTATTCCGGCCCGGCTGATACAGCCACGTTTTCCTGGCAGGTCGAGCTTCTTGCTTACAACACCCTGACGCTTGAGCGCTATGTTGGTCGGCAGCACTTCGTGGCGCATGTAAGGCCTGGTTCTTGGGAGGTTCTCTACGAGTTCGAAGCACTAGAGGATGTGGTCGTTGAAATCGAAAACGGCCCGCAGATGGGTGTGTACTCTGCGTTTCCTGAGTGGGTGCACTATATCGGTGATAACCGCGGCCCTTTGCTTGCGAGCGACGAGGCCTCGGTAAGTGCCCAGCCGAAGAGCGCCGCACCGGACGTGTTCGCTGCGGTCTGCTTCCACCCGACACGGGGGTTCTGTGCCAGCTGGATGGATCGAACCTATGAGGCCGGGGATGGCCGCTATGTGACGTCTGCCTTGCCTTTCGCCCGTCGGAACTCTAATAGCTGGAAATTCTACCAAGCAGCTATCTCCGGCATTCACACAACCTTCCTGGCTGGACAGGGGTATAAGTGGCGCGGCGGCTACGCAGTAGCCCCTATCGATATCGTCCAAGGTGATGTGAACTGCGCATTCCAGTACACCAAAGGCGGAAAACCTTGGCTTGCCTGGGCTTTAAGTGCAGCCGGAGCCGGGCGAGTGAATCCGACGCCATCGATTGCGGGAAAAGAAGTTGGCAGCACTGTGGTTGGGGCTAGGGGGCTGGACGTTTCGTCCCCGGGATATGAGTTCGGTAATCTTGGAGTGCAATGAGATAAATTAAGCCCGCTTTACTGCGGGCTTAATGTTGCGTCAGGATCACCAGTTCATATGGTTAATCAGGAGTGTGTTGACCTACTGATCGAGCCGACTGCCCAAGAGCTGCGATAGATTGTGGTACTTGATCGCTCTCCAAAACAGATCGGCCTAATATCTCTGACCCTATCATACTTATGTGGGCGTGGTCGAAATAGAGGAGGGTACCCTTGTCATATGCCGAGCAGGTGCCGTCCTTGCAGATTTGTGGGCGTACATCAAACGTTGCGACGTTCGGGTACTGTGCGGCGATTTTCTTTAGGTACATATTTACTTCGCTGTCGCCCTGGTCGGGGAGGATCGCTGTCGATGGGCAGTCCATTCCAGGAATACGAATGGATTTCGCAGTACACATGCGGTCGAGCCCTTCAAATAGAGGAACGTTGAGGGCGATGATTACCTGATTGTGATTACCGGCCAATTCGGCAATGGTTTCAGCAAACTTTTCCTTTCCGCCTCTCGCTGCATACGACTCCCATGACGCACCGATTATCACAGTTCTATATTTCTTCGACTCAGCAAAAGCCCGAACGTTGAATTCGTTGCAGGACTTTTCGCGGTCTGGCCCAAGAATGCCTTTCGTATCCCTGACCGGTGGGCAAGAAGAGTGGGAGATATTACGGATTGAAAAGTGTCTGCTTTCTCCGATAGCTTTCAGATATCCTACGTAGTGTGCCGCATTCGAGTCACCCCAAAGCAGAGTTTCGGGAGGTACTGACCTGTCGCCGTTTACACACTGATCCTCAGTCCAGTTAATTGGATCGTATTTCATCATCTGGCAATTGAACGGGAAGCGGCTGGCCGGTTTGGTGTTGTAGTCGTGCTGAGAAATTAACCTTTTGTACTGATCGCCAGAAGTGGTTGGCCAGTAGCCCTTGTTATTGTCCAGGACATACCCGGCGACTATTACCCCAGCACTTGTCGCAACGATGGGCCCTGCCTTGGTGAGAAGCCACATAGGGCTTCTCGACCTGAACGGGGTTTCGATTAGGTGATACGAGATCAGAGTCAGTAGTACCATCAGTGCTGCGCACGCTAGCCCGCCAGCCAAAGTTGGTTCGCCGTAAGCGTAGCGGTAGAAGGCAAGCACTGGCCAGTGCCACAGGTAGAGCGAGAAGGACCGTAGCCCGATGTACCGAGCTGCCGAGTTGCCGAGAATTTTGGAAAGAGGACTGGCTTGATTTGTGCCCGCCAGAATCAGTAGGGCTGCGCCTACAGAAGGGATAACCGATCGTATACCAGGGAAGCCATTTTTCTCGTCGAGCAGCACTACTGCGCCTGCAACCATGGCTAGGCCAACGGCGCCAGCTATGTTTGCAGCCGAAGCTGGAATACGGCGGGAGTCTTGCCACAGGAAAAGTAGGGCGCCTACCAGCAGTTCGCCAGCCCTGGATGGCAGCATGTAGTAAGCGAAGGAAGGGTCACGCGCAATGAAGTACTCGCTCACTGCGAACGATGCAATGGCCAGAACCACGCCGGTAGCTACAAGCAGGCGCTTACCGCCGAGTTTCATGGCGATGATCATGAGTGCCGGCCAGATCATATAGAACTGCTCTTCGACGCCTAGCGACCACATGTGCAACAGCGGCACGGTATCGGACGAAGCGGCGAAATAACCTGTATCTAGGAAAAGCCAGAAGTAGATGTTGGCTGCAGAAAGAGTGGCGCCAATTGCTGACTGCGACAGGGCCTTCACGTCTGCTGGCAAGAGCAACAATGACCCAGCAATCAAAGTGACTATGGTCACAAATGTCGCGGCAGGAAGAATTCGGCGGACCCGACGACCGTAAAAGTCACCAAAGGAAAAGTCAGAGCCTTTCCCGTAGATGATTCCTGTGATCAGGTAGCCGGATATGACGAAAAAAACGTCAACTCCTACGAAGCCACCAGGTAGCCATTGCTTATTGAAGTGGAAAATTGTCACGGCCAGTACGGCCAGAGCCCTGAGCCCGTCTATGTCCGGACGATAGGCCAAGTGTTTGCCTTGCATTTCTGAATTCCCTTTCATCGGGCTGCTGAGTAAGCCGCGAATATTACCTTCTCGCCCGCATTTGTGGGCTTTTTTGTGCATGGAGAAAACATGACCACACCTCGCGGAGTCCGCAACAAGAACCCCGGCAACATCGATTACAACCCGCGCAACGCCTGGCAGGGCCAGCTCGGCTTGGAAGAGGGAGTGGCCAAGCCGCGCTTCGCCCGATTTGACCATCCCGAGAACGGCATCCGCGCCTTGGGCAAGCTGCTGATCAACTACCGCGGCAAGGACGGGATGCCGGGAGTAGGCGGGAAGGGGATCGACACCGTGCTCGAAACTATCAACCGCTGGGCGCCAAGCAACGAGAACGACACCCAGGCCTACGCCGCTGCCGTGGCCAAGCGCCTGGGCGTTCAGGCCACGGACCCGATCGACATCAAAGAGCCGGCCACGCTGCGGGGGATGGTGCTCGGTATCATCATCCACGAGAACGGCGGCAACCCGTACCCGTCGATGATCATTGATGAGGGTATCCGGCGGGCTTTGTCATGAGTGTTGGGCCTGCTACGGCTGCCGCTGTGCTTGTCCTTCTGGCTTCCCATTGGGGCGCGTACCAACACGGCATCTCGCTAGAGCGGGCGAAGGGCGGTCAGGTATCAGCACAACGAGACCGCGGCGACCGCTTGGCCGAGGTCATTGGCGAACGATCGGCGCGCCAGGAAGAACACCGGAGCGCAGACGCGCAGCAAGAGGCGAGGGTGAAAGCGCATGAAGAAAGAACGATTGCTGATGCTGGCGCTGCTGGCGCCGATGCTGCTGGCCAACGGCTGCGCGACGAAGGTGCCAAGCTCGCTGCCACCGTCAGTTGCCCCGGCACGGATACCGCCGCTATCGCCCGAGGCCAGGCAGCCACCCGCGCCGCCATGGTGCTTTCCGACCTGCTCGACCGGTCTGTCGCTACGAATCGAGAGCTGGCGCAGGCTTATGACCGAGCCAGGATCGCCGGTGAGCAGTGCTCCCGGGAACACGACGCCCTGATCGCAAAACGGGCGTCAGGAAGCGCCCGCTAATTATTCGAAGGCTTCATGCAAAGAGAGCGGCCACCGGGGATGCGTCAACATCCCTGCTGACCGCCGAACCCGCAGACCATACCTGCAAGCCCAGCCAAGGCTCCCGCTCTGTGCACAAAGCACGGCGAGCCTAGAACCTGTTCATCCATACAGTAAAGGTTTGCAAATTGACTAACCCAATCATCCCCTGGATGGGCGGCAAGCGCCGCCTGGCCGACCGCTTGATCCCGCTGTTCCCCGCCCATGAGTGCTACGTCGAAGTCTTCGCCGGTGGCGCCGCCCTCTACTTCATGCGACCACAACCCGCCCAGGTGGAGGTCTTGAATGATCTCAACGGCGATCTGGTCAACCTGTATAGGGTGGTGCAGAACCACTTGGAGGAATTTGTCCGACAGTTCAAATGGGCACTTTCGTCTCGGCAGATCTTCGAGTGGCAAAAGATGGCGAGACCGGAGACGTTGACCGATATCCAGCGCGCGGCGCGGTTCTTTTATCTGCAGCAGCACGCCTTCGGCGGGAAGGTTACTGGGCAAACGTTCGGCACCGCCACCACCGGCCCTGCTATCAACCTGTTGCGCATCGAGGAGAACCTTTCCGCGGCCTGGCAACGGCTGGCCGGTACCTACGTCGAGAACCTGTCATGGCTCGACTGCGCGCAGCGCTATGATCGAGCACACACCTTCTTCTACATGGACCCGCCTTACTGGCAGACCGCAGGCTACGGTGTCGACTTTCCGTTTGACCAATATGAGCGCATGGCCGAGTTCATGCGCACCTGCAAAGGCAACGTCATGGTGAGCATCAACGACCATCCCGACATTCGAGCGGCTTTTGACGGGTTCCACTTCGAGCGGTTGGATATCCGGTATACCACCGCGAACCAGAGGCATGGCCAGGCCGATTTGACCGGTGAGCTGGTGATCATGAATTGGGAGCCGTCACAACTCGGTCAACTTTTCTAAAATGCAGGGATCTTCTGCTGTAGCTGCTTGGATCGTCTTACCCTATGCTTCATCAAAATTAACTGATTGGAGTGACTGTGGCTAAGCGATCTTTCATTGGGATTGTTGAGGCCGGTGAGGCGCTGATTAAGAAGGCGATTGATGCCATGAGGGAGCTCCGAGCCGCTGAGGCTGCTAACGCGTCTGCTGAAGAGGTGGAGCGGTTGCGCCTTATCGCGGACTCCCTCTACCAGGCCGTCATCGATTTTCAACTGATCGAAGCCAAACAGGCGCCTGATACCATCCATTGAAAGGGGGCTCTGTAATGTCAAATGTTCCGCCGTTACTGTTCCCAGATCATCCGATGTATACCGATGCAGTCGAAGCATTGAAGCGTTATCACCAGGCTCAGGGCGATGGAGCGTCACCCCTGGAGATCGAGCGACTGCGCATGATCGCAGAATCGCAATTCCAAGCGGTTAGCGAATACCAGCTTAAAGCTCTAGGTCGCCCTGGCGGTTCTCCTCACTGACAGGTTCGATTAGCTCCGGTCCCTGGTTACCGACCTTGCCGACTGCTTTTCCTACCGGGAACCAGCGGAAATCATGAGCGGGTCGGCATCCTGCTTCGACAATCTCCTCCGCGCGCTCACTCGTTGTACCGGGGTCCATCCATTCCCTAGCAATCTCAGGGGACAGCACCAGGGGCTTTCTGTCGTGGATGTCGACCAGGCCTTGGTCGGCTGCTGCAGTAATGATCACAAACCCATCGCGCTCGTCCGGCTCCAGGCTGTGGTGCACCTCTGCCAGCGCCGCAAAGAAGAGCGGGCCGCCGTCGGCGCTGGTGATGTAGTAAGGCTGCTTTCGCTTTGGGTCCGTGGGATCAGCGATCCACTCAAACCAGCCATTTGCAGGGGCAAGAGCTCTGCCGTTCGGCCAAAGGCCCTTGAAGAACTTCCCTGCCACCACCGTCTCGGCTCGAGCATTGATCGGATCGGGGCGCTTTCCCTTCGCCCAGAATGGCGACCATCCCCACTTGACGCGATCCACGCTCGATCGACCCCCAACCTGGCGAACGATTTCCACGCGAGTGGACGGCGCTACGTTGTATCGGTTGATCGGCTCATGGTCGTAGCCATTGATCACTACCAGGTCCAGCGATAGCTGGCGCAGGTAGTAATCCATCGATTCGTAGATCGAGTACCGTCCGCACATTTTCCCATCTCTCGCCCGTCAGAAATTTCGCTGCCCAGGATTGACCGAGCACCCGATGCCAGATTTACTGTATATGCATACAGTTTGCATTGGACCTTCCATCATGACCATCACATTCTTGGGTACGCCAACCGGCGGTACCGAACCGCTACCGCTGTATTCGTTTCACGTTCCGGCCGGCTTCCCATCCCCTGCAGCGGACCACCTGGAAGGCCATATTTCCCTTGATGAGCTATTCGACCTCCGCGCACCCCATGTGTATCTGGTGAAAGTGGAGGGCGACAGCATGCAAGGGGCGGGGATTTACTCCGGCGACATCGTCATCGTAGATCGCGGCCGTGAGGCCGAACATGGCGATATAGTCATTGCCGCAGTAAACAGCGAGCCGGTCTGCAAGCGTCTGCATCGTCGCGACGACGTAGTGATTCTGAAATCGGAGAATCCAGCGTACCCGCCGCGGTACATCATGGAAGGCGATGAGCTCGTCATCTGGGGCGTTGTGCGTTACAGCGTTCGCGACCATGCGCAGTGACCAGGTCTTCGCGCTGATCGATTGCAACTCGTTCTATGCGAGTTGCGAACGGGTGTTTCGGCCTGACTTGGCAAAGGTCCCGATAGTGGTACTGAGCAACAACGACGGCTGCGTGATTGCCAGGTCCTACGACGCGAAGCCATTCGTGAAAATGGGCGAGCCGTACTTCCAGGCAAAGGATAAGTTGCGCCGACACGGCATCATGGCTTTCAGCAGCAACTATGCCTTGTACGGCGACATGAGCGAGCGCGTTATGACGCTAATCGAGTCGATGGTGCCTGCCACGGAGGTCTACAGCATCGATGAATGCTTCGCCGATCTGTCAGGCATTCAAGAAAACCTGACCCAATTCGGGCGAAGAGTTCGCTCACGGATATTGCAGTGCACCGGCATTCCGGTGGGTGTGGGCTTCGCCAGCACAAAGACGCTCGCTAAGCTGGCCAATCACACCGCCAAGCGGCTGCAGGCGCAGACAGGTGGCGTGGTCGATATTACCGATCCGTTCAAGCGCGATTGGGTGCTGCGCAACACAGAGGTGAAAGAGGTATGGGGTGTTGGCCGGCGGATGACCGCCCACCTCGAGGCGATGGGCATCCACACGGCTATGGATCTGGCCAAGGCTGATGCCTGGACGCTGCGGCAGAAATTCAGTGTGGTGGTGGAGAAGACTGCCCGCGAGCTGGCTGGCACCCCGTGCCTGGAACTGGACGAGGCCGAACCCCCAAAGCAGGAAATCTGCTGCAGCCGGATGTTCGGCATGCGGCTGACAGAGCTGGCGCCCATCAAGCAGGCAGTGGCCACTTACGTTGGCCGAGCAACGGAGAAACTCCGGGCCCAGGGCTCAGTGTGCAAGCGCATGCGCGTCAGCATTCGCACCGGCATGTTCAACCCGGACGAGGCGCGCCACGCACAAGGGGCGCTGGTGGAACTGCCATACCCAACCTGCGACACGCTGCTGATGACCCGACTGGCCACCGATGCTGTTGCGCGAATCTTCCGGCCGGGTTTTCGGTACAGCAAGGCAGAGGTGCTGCTGATGGACCTGCGGCAACCAGGTGAGTTTTCAGAGGACTTGTTTGCGCTCAAGCAATCGGTGGCATGTGACCGACTGATGCAGGTGATGGATGACATCAACGAGCGCTGGGGGAGGGGGACAATGCGAGCCGCCAGCGTACCGGCGACACCGGACTGGGGAATGAGGAGGGAGATGATGAGCCAATCCTATACCACGCGGATTGATCAGCTGTGGACGGTCAAGTGTTGAGCCTGCCAGTGGCTTGGTTGGCCGAACTCAATGACCAGCCCGCTCTGGTAGCCGATCCCGATGGCAGGGCCGCAGTGCTTGCCGAGCTCGCGATTTCTGCGCACCGACGCAGTGACGTTGATGCAGACCAGTTGGCCGACATGCTGGAGTTTGCCGAGGCGGCCAGGCTGTGGGCGCTGATTGAGGATGAAGAGACCGCTTGAACCGCTCGATGCGCGGCGGCTAGGGGCGATAGTTGCCAGTCGTGGATGGCTGCTTTCGACCCTAAGCTGCCGTTGGCTAAGAGCCGCTAACGGCCGGAATCGGGAATTCGGATGGCGTTTACCCACCGGGTGTCCTGTACGGTTAACTCGAACATTCAAATTACCGTACAGGACACTTACGCATAAACCTGTGGCTCAAGCAGATTGCCGTGCTTGATGCGCTGAAATGTGATATTCACGTTTCAGGATCGGTTATTACCCTTTTTGCTTGGTTTGAAGAGCATAGCCGCCGAGATCCCAATGAGAGCCAGGATCATCCCAATTAATACCGTCAAGTCCCAGTTTGACCTCGTCGGCAGATTGGCAAGAGCTCCATAGCGGCCGTTTATCACATCCTGATAAAGCTTGGCTGCGAAATGGCAAGCTAGAGAGAAGCTAATTGCAGCAACTATGATGCGCTGTATGAAAGCCAATGTGGACTGTTTACAGATGATCGCACAGGCGACCAAAAAAATCCCGATTGCCAGCAGACCAGAGCCCTCTGCCCAACTACCTGGAAGTCTTGTATAACCGGAGTACGAAACAACGCCTCCTAGCATCAGCCAAGCTCCTCGGCGCCGGTCACTGCTTTTTTCTTCTTCGTGGTTCGGTTCAGTGCCGGTTTGTTTGGCACGCCACGGCAGGAACTTTTTGAGAGGGCTGGGTTGGGGCATCATGTTTTGGATGATGCCGAACTGATCGGCAAGCTCTCCCACCTTGGTGATCAGCTTCGCAATGTCCTGTTCCGGGTCGACGTAGAAGTACTCGATCACAAAGCGAAGCGTCGTGCCGAATTGCTCTCCAATAGGCGGAAGCGCCAAGGACCTGACCTGAATAGGCTCACCACCGCGCGCAGCATCGCGCACGCACCAGGAGATAAGCTCCAGAGCTTGAAGCCCTGCTAAATCTCGCGAGATGCCAAAGTTAACGGTAATTATGACTTCGTCCGCCAGGCCGCCGTGAGTACGGCGCAGTGCGCCGAGCGGCAAGTCCCCGTAGGGAAGAAGACTAAAATGATCCTCTGAGAGTTCCGACACGTACTCCTTATCAACCACTGCATCAGTGACGCCAGTAATTGCTTCAATTGTTTTTTGCAACTTTTCTATTTCAGGGGGCATCCCAGTCCTCGGAAACAAGGGGCAATCAAGTACCGGCAACGGCGGGAGTTCACTCTATCCGGGCGATAGCCCTAGTATGCGTAAGGCAGCGCACCGTACAGAAAGCCAGTTGTCGGTTTAGGATTGTGAGACTAGCAGATTTTCAAAGTGCAAGTAACCACTGCAATCATGCAGGGTGTAGTTACCGTCGCCCAGGCGGTGAGTTCGGGCTGCTAGAGCGTAAACGGATTCCACCCTCTCTTGCGCAAGGTCATTTGTGCACGCTTATGTAGATAATCCTCACCGGCTGCTTTGGGTCGAAAGCGGACAGTCAGCGACAGCTAGCAGGTGATACCAATTTTGATACCACCGATTGGGATATGAGGGTAATGGTGGGGCGTTTGTCCCAATGAAATTAACCCTTTGTCACCGCCAAACACCCCCTAAATACTGCATGGTGATGTTAGCGGTGGAGATCAAAGGAGCTTACCTATCAATAACTTACGTGGCTTCGTCGCAGCTGCGAGCCCATTTCGGACCAATCTGGAGCGGTTCCAGCTCCTGCCAGTCGTTGGACGTGTCAATCCAGCGCGCATGAGTCGATAAGAGCATCTGCACGCCATGCCCGAGCTGTTGGGCGATAAATGCGGGGTTGAGACCAGACATTGAGCCTATTGTCGCATAGGTATGGCGGCAGTTATACGGGGGGCGGTATCTGATCCCCAGCGTCTTAGGGGGCGGGCGCCATTGAGGGTGCAGATTTCGAACCGCACGAATCAACCCCTCTCTCGCAGGCGCGCGCGATGGACAAAGAGAGAAAGATGCACACGGGCATGAGCGGAAACCAGCACTTAACGGCCTGGGAGGCCGAGTGGGCTTCACTGAATTGTTCGGCTTTCGATCTGCAGGGCAGTCCTGCCGCCAGACAACCCTGCAGAAGCTTCAGAGCTTGTACTGGATGGTGTAGGACGCATCGGTTCGAGGTTCGATGGTAATTGGCATGCCGAATAGCTTCCCTTTACATTCACTGACGACGCAGCGATACACGGACCCCTGTCTGAGCTGCGCCCACAAGCCTTCGTCATGGATCACGATGCGCACGACATGGCTTTCCGGATCTTCTCTGATCTGAGCAACGTGGTGATCCAGGTCGCAGCCGAATTCAGGCGTGGTGAACTCTGGATCGTAGCCGATCAGCACCCCGTGCCGTTTTAGATCGTCCCTGATACGCTCAATAACGTCGTCCGCTTCTTGTTTTAGCATGATCGTCATCTCACGGTGTTTGAACTCATGAAAAACTCTAGCTGACCCTGATGGTTTACGCTGAAATGCGTTAAAAACTTAAACGGCGACCCTTGTAGAATGCCGGTCACAGGCGGTCTAATCCCGCTTTTTTTGGAACCGATTGTCTGCCAGAGTGTGTGCGTGTTCACGTGCTACTCATTTTTGCTGGCAGGGGCATTGATCAAGGTGTGTTGACTGTTGCGAGTGAAAACAAAGAAAACCCTCAGGTTGCTACGGAAGTGGTTCGTCTATCTCTGGATTGCAGGCTTGGCGGGCAACTCCAGCAGGTTGTTCGAGCACCTTTCACTCTGGAAGCCCTGGCGCTTGATCAAGGGTGCCGCCGCGTATCTTCTGACCACCTGAAGCAGGACCTGTTTATTCGTTGTGAACTGGCCGTGGGACTTCACCTCGATGCTAAGCGGGAGGTGCATACCTGCCCTGCGCTTGAGGTGAAGCTGGCTGAACGCGCTATTGAGGGCGGCGCTAGCCTCGAATCACCTCGAGGCGAGCCCGCCCGGCATCGGTGATGGCGTTCTCTCCTTCATCACGGATGCGATACCGACCCGACACCATTTTGGTAATCGTGAATCGCACCAGCTCGCTCCTCGACAGGGCTTCACCTACTTCAAAGCTCATTGCACGCTCTAGATCGAAGAGTTTTGTTTCTCCGGTTTTGTAGCGGGCAAACGCTATCAGTGCCGAATCCAAAGCTGCTTGATCAATCACCTGAACACGCTGCATTTGACCTCCTGGTCTGAATCGCCCAGGTCCATGGGTTTCAAAGTGACGGACCTGGAAGTTCGTAGAGGCCGAGACGCTACTACGGAGCAGGGCAGGTGGGTTACTGGGTTTGCGTCCAGGGTGGATGGGTGGCCAGGGGCTGCAGGGGCGATTACCATGAGCCCGACACGATAGGCTAAAGAAGTGTGCAAGGTCGCCGATAAAACGGCGCTATATAAAGTGTACCTTTGGCACGGGCCCGTTAGTGCTTCAGCTCGGCCATGCTTGCCGCATGGGTCGACAATCCGACCTTAAGCAACCATCACCTCATTGGGTTTACCGCTTGTTTTTATTCATCGCAAAACTCAAACGTAGCTTGACCCCACGCCAGCTCATGCGATTGCTGGATACCCATGATCTGGGCAAGAAGCAGACTAATCGCCTTATGGCCAAGGCGGGTATTCGCACTGAAGGCAGCGTTGTCATTCGCCCACCGATCTACTTCGAGCGCGGCAACCTGGAACTGGGCAAGGGCGCGTTTATCAATAGCGGTTGCGTGTTACTCGACGAGGCAACTATCCGCATTGGGCGCAAGGCGATGCTGGGACCACAGGTACGACTGTGCACGACCAGCCACGATGTGCACCCGGATCGGCGCAAGAGCAACGACTACATAGCGCCGATCACCGTGGGCGACAATGCATGGATAGGCGCGGGGGCCGTGATCCTGCCGGGCGTCAACATTGGCCAGAACAGTGTGGTTGCGGCCAACAGTGTGGTGACTGAGGATGTCGTCGCCAATGCGCTTTATGCCGGCTCTCCGGCGAAATTCAAGAAGTGGCTGGTAGAGCCGGACGCGGTGTAAGTTGCAGCCGCGAGCTTAACTTCCGCCGCCACCCGACCCACCGCTTGCCCCACCGCTGCCACCTGCGCCCCCACCGGCACCGCTGCTACCCGTACCACTGCCGCCGGTGCTACTCCCCGGGCCGGCGGTACCGCTATTACCCGAACCCGTGTGATCAGTCCCATCGCCGCCTGTTTTGTCGGTTCCGTTTCTTTCGGTGCCTGCTCCGGTGCCCATGGCATCTGCCGGCGTACCAGAGCCACTTGCTCCGCCGCCGCTAGGGCTACCTTGGCCGCTATTTGCGCCTGGAGTACCAGGCGAGCCTGCGCCGTTGTCGTTCATATCGCTGGTCGCGAAGGCCATAGGGGTAATGACGCCCAGGCAAAGGGCGAGCAGCAGGGTATGCGGAGGTGTCCGTTTCATGATGTATCTCCCGTTCGAGTGAGTACATCTCTTGGGCCATGGGCTGGGGACAGGGTGCCACGGGACTGACGGATGGCGACCTGAAGTGGCCGAACGAAGGGGTTGCGCGATCATTCGCGCTGGGCTAATTCTAGAATTTTCATAGCCCGGCAACTCAGGAGGTTTTAATGAAGCAGTTACTGCTAGGTGCGGCGTTGTGTTCCATTGCGGGTATCGCCAATGCGCAGATCCCGCTGGTCAATGCCACATGCCCGGGGAATATCGAGGTGCATGCCGATGAGGGCGGCCCTGTGTACATCAATGGCAAGGAAGCAAAATTGAAGAAATTCAGTGACACGTACTTCGAAGCCAAGGGCAGTGGGGTAACCGTATCGATCATGGTTAACCCTGACGGATCGTCGGGCGTTTCGTACACCGGCAAGGGTCGCGCAAATGGTGTCTGTGAGCTGACAGAGCAAGATTGAAGAATCTGTAACGTAGCCACGCGCCGACGCAATGGACCTGAGCGTGCAAAGGAATGGGTAATGGCTTGGCGTAAAAAACTGGAAACCTTTCAAAAGCGCTTCACGCCCCGACAGCGGCGTATTGTCGGTGGGGCTGTGATGGCGGTCTGGGCCATTGGTGTGGTGGTTCACCCTGGGCAGTACTTGCTCGCGCTCTCCATACCTGGGGTCATCATCTTCATGAGCGCATGGCCGCCAGAGCTGGACGGTAAACCCTGAGGCGTTGATATTGCAGAGGCGAAAATGACTTCGCTTTCGCCTGACAGCCAGTTGTCCGATTCAGCTCTCATTCCGACTAAGTACAGTTGCGTGCCGTTTGGCTTTGGCTATGGTGGCATTTACGCATACAACTAAAGTCGTAGGAGGGGCGACATGCGGATTCGCGGCGACGTTTTCTGGGGCTGGGCAGACCCAACGCTTCACCATCGGTCACACGACGAAACGTTAAACGATGGAACCTACATCGATGTCCAGGTGCGACTGTCGCGAACAGGCAGCACGCAGATGTTCATCGGTGTTTATGCCACTAGCGGCATGGCGATTCATGAAGAGGCATTCGATTCGCGCCCAGGCGAGTCGATGACTCGCGCTTTGGCCTGGGGCGTAGGCCGAGCACGGCGTATCGCGAGCGATGCGATGCCTGTCAACGAGCAATTTGCCTGTTCGAAGTAG